ATGCTGCTTCATACGGTGGGATACCGGGTTGTCGCTGCCGCGACCCCGGAGGAGGCCATCAGACTGAGCCGCGAGAGCAACGGAACTCTGCATCTCCTCATTACCGATGTGGTCATGCCCGGCATGAACGGCAGCGACCTGGCAAAACATCTGCAGACAGAAAATCCGCAACTGAAATGCATTTTCGTATCCGGACAAATAGCGTACCTGCATCACCGTAAAAAGGCACTTTGACCTAACCCGTCAGAGTGCCTTTTTTTATTTTCGGCTACAGACCTGATCCATCGAAGAAATCAGGCGTTACGTAAGCCAGCAGAAAGGAACAACCATGAACCACGCAACCATAGTCACTCATTTGTCCCGTATCACCGACCCCACAGAAGCCATCTTCACCGTAACCATGCAGGACGTTACCGGAGCCATAGTACGTCGTATGGGAACAGCGGCACTCACCTTGTCAGCAGAAGATCTGCAACTGGCCAGAGAGGAGGTGAAAGAAGCCATCGGTCATAATCTGGATATCCGCCCCTATATAGACATGGGACTGGATGTCTGGAAGATCACCCGGAAGCTGTAGCACCGTCCATCATAGTAAGTTGTACGTCTGCCTTCTCGATCAATAGCGATCCTGAAGGTTTTTTTGGGCTACTGATCCTGTCAATCGAAGAAACCGGACAACAAGTAAGCCGCCAGAGGAGAGAGTCTTATGCTCACCACCATCATTCTGTGTATCGCTGTTGCCACTATCTTTTACTACCTTGGCTTCTACTCCGTGTTGCTCACGGCTCTGTCCTTTGTCATAAAAATATCCATGGCACTGATCCTCGCACTGGCCAGCGTGCTGACATGGCGCTGGTGGAAGGGAAGAAAGAGTGACTGCCAGTGGAGAAAGTTATGATGGCAGTGATATCAGCAGTCGTTACCGCTTTTGTTATCATTTTTAAAACGGTCATATTCGTAATAGCAGGCATTGGCCTGTTCATGCTCTGGCTGGAAAATAAAAGACCGTGAAACTACTACAACATCATTCCACATCACACAGGCTGCCTCGGGCGGCCATTTTCATTTCTGGAGGCAATCATGAACGAAATAGTTGAAGAACTGCTGAAGCGTCTGAATGAGGATCAACGGGAGGAATTCGAGGAACGCGCCGGGATCATGCAGTATGACGGCGGACTGACTCGGGATCATGCGGAATGTCTGGCAATGCTGTACCTGCTCAAGAAGTACCACACGGGTCAGTTGGTATCTTATATAGAAGGACCATCTATCAGAAAAGGAGATCATCATGGACACAACGAATGAAGAAGAAGTCAAGGTAGTCAGGCAGGAGAGTTGCCAAAACATTAGTAAGACGGGCAGTATTTTTTATGAAATAGGAGCCAAGGGAGAATCTCAATTCATACGGCTTGTAAAATCAAGCAAAGGCGGATTGTGCAGCCGTAATTGGATCTCAATGACTGACATTCAAAAACTGGAGGGACTTCCCTATATCACAGCCAAGGCACTCAAAATTTTGTATGGTGAGAAATCAAACTCTAATAACTGCTATTTCCTTCTGGCGGCGCTCATTAACGAGAAGATGGCTGCCGGGATGGATACCACATCTAAAGAAAGCATACCTGCCGATACAACTCCTACTACACCACCTCAGAAAAAACCCGCCAAGAATAAGCAACCATCCTGAATTCCCGTATACCTCATTCTCTCTATGAACGAAAGCACTGAAAAGGAGAGAAAATACCCCTAATATATATTAATAATAAATAATTATAATACATAACTAGTTATTTCAATTAGGACCCCCAAGGGTTAACTCACCGGGTTTAACTATAATTAAATCATGTATTTATGTAGAAAGGACGCCAGTATGACCCTTTTGTTCGTTGTAATAATGGCAATACTAATCAAGTTCAGTACACAGAGGTTCTGGCTCATTTACTTTCTGATACTCGGCCTGGCCACTCAAGCAGGTTATCAGATTGGTATAATCGGCGTGGCTGTCTGGATGGGGCTGGGCAAGATCCTTCACGATTTATTTTATGCAAGGCGAAGTTAACCACACACCCACAGGGAGCCTTTAAAAGCTCCCTCTTTTTTTCGGAGGCATACATGAACGCAGATACTCTATTCGCTACAGGAACGATCCGCTTCAAGACCATCAAGGCAATCTACGAAACACTTACCGTCAGCGAGGATATCAGCAACTACCTGTCAACAGGAGACCGGTATACCTCCCCTTCTCAGGTATTTGAAACCTTTCGCTTCCTCCAGAAGGAGACCAAAGAGTACTTCATTGCCCTGCATCTGGAAGGAAAGAACAGAATTCTCTGTATAGATATTGTTAGTATAGGTTCATTAAATCAGTCCATCGTCCATCCAAGGGAAACCCTGAAAAATTCCCTGCTGTCGTCAGCGGCGGCAATCATTCTGATACATAATCACCCTACAGGAGACCCCGCGCCATCATCGGAAGACATTGCCATTACGAAGAGACTCCGGGAGGCAGCTGATATTATAGGTATTAAAATCATTGATCACATCATCATTGGCGACTCATATCTGAGTTTTGTTGAAAAAGGACTATTATAAAGGAGATTTAAACCATGACCATCTACAGCGTACGACTGAACGAAACAGAACGCCTCAACTATACGGCCTCCCATTTCGGTGACAATTTTCCCTTCCGAATCGAACCTTTCATCTACAGCATGGCCAGAAACTTGTCCCGTGATTATCAGGGTGGTTACTGGCACATGAATGAGCTTTCTAACGGCGGGCTTTTCATGTTTCCGGCTTCTGACACTCCCTTTCATGTAACATGCATGAATGGCTTTGACAAGGGGGGCACGATACTTAACTATGTAAACATGCGATAAACCACCGCGACGATGGTTGACGGATGCTTGCAGATAGGGGTGATGGTGTAAAGTATCAAGACAGGTTTGATGGAAACGCGGCGGCAAAAATTTGAGTGATTGAGTTGTGCGACCAGGGGGGGATTCCGATCGCATTTTTATTCGCCTGGGGCAGCAGTCCATACTGTTATCCTGTGCTGATCTGCGACGTGATCGAAGCGAATTTTGAAATGCTTGTCGCCGCTGACCTCCATAATTAACACTACGCCGGGCTTCTTATGGTCACGCGCCCACAACCTTGGCCTCAATAGTTAAAACAAAGTTTTTCATTTCGTCATCATTCGGTAAATAAACCAAACCGTCAAGCGCGGCTTTTAAAGCTTTTTTCAACTGGGCTTTTTTAAGCTTCCCGTCGGATAAGCCATCTGCTTTCAAAAGCTCAGAATTAGCTTTTTGCTTAAAAAATTCTCGAGTGTAATTTTTCTTTGCGGTCTCCATACACACCATGATTTCTGAATGAGTAGTGACCTCTCGCGGAGACACCCACTGAACGACTGAAATATGTAATGGCGATCCACTTGGATCCAGAGCCAACAATCGGCCAAAATGATTACGCACTAGGTCAAACCTACTTAAAGCGGTTTTAAAGTTTTTTGTGTTTTTAATAATTTCAACGCTTTCTGAGATAATACGTAGTAATTGCGGTTTTTCAAATTCAAAGGCAGCAACCAAGCGTTGTCTGTCGTGTTCTTCTTTGCGGGCCTTGTTTCGGTTTTCTGATTCCAGCTTTTTTCTTTGGGCGTTGACTTTCGCATCTTCTGCCCATCTATTTAAAAAATCAAAAAAACCCATATCCCCTCCTCACCCATATTTTTTCTGGCTTAGCCGGCTACCCATACCTTTACGCGCGGATCCACCAATACCGATATTCCCAAAATTAGCAAACGACACGTATTTTGATTTTAAAAATATGAACCATGTGCGCCAGTAAATGAACAGGCTTACCAGTACCGGTATATATAAAATATACATCTTGGAAAACAGGCACAGCGCCATGGCCCCGCTGATCAGGTTGTAACCAACCATTGCCAGAATGATCATAGGGGGCAGCGCCAGGGTATTCAACAAATTAACGGCAATAGCTCCCCCTTGTGTTACCGTCGTTGGGTCAAGCTGCCTCAGCCTTCCTGCTGCCGCTTTCAATTCCGCCCTTTCCCTCTTCTCCTGGGCATACTTAAGCACATCCTTTTGGTCCTTTTCATCCAAGGGCCCGACCTCGCGATCCAGTTTAGCAATGATCGGGCTGGGCCTCTTTTCTGGTGCCTGGCCTTCCCCAGTTAAAAGCCAATTTATGTCTACATTGAATTCTCGTCTTAACGAGCTTAATAAAGCTCCCCCTGGAATAGATTTCCCTTTTTCTACATCACAAATATAGCCTGACGATGTTGACAGAATGTCTGCAAACGCCTGTTGTGACAAACCTTTTTCATTTCTTATTTGTTTTATTCTTTCACCAATCATAAATTTTGCTCGCAATAACGAATTTTTATCATTGACAATACTCGGTATTACGAGTATTTGTTATCTATCACGTTAGTACTGCACAACGAAACGAAGGTCTAACGTGTGATTGCAAAAAAAAAGGGGACTACCATGAAAAACAAACTTGAATCTATGAACTTTCCAGAAGAACTTTTCGGACTCAAGGGCGCGGTGGTAATATCCCGTCATATCAACGCCTCAAAGCCTCTGTCGGAAAATCCCATACAGGCGATGCTAGAGCTTGTTGGCCTCGCGGGCAAAAAAATTGAAGTAGTAGCCAGTTATTCCAGGGGTACACGCCTTTTCCCTTAATCATACTAACCGTTTTCAACATTGGAGACCGCCGTCATGCCTGAATATCTAAATATCATCTTTGCCTGTCTCGTTGTTACCTGTGGCACCGTTGTTTTTGGAGTCATGATCTGGATGGTCATCAGCCACTGGCGGTGTACCGTCGAAATCCATAAGCAATATCTGGAGAGCTGTCGCGGTCTCGATAAGGCTCTCGATGAGGAGAGGGAGCTCATCCGGCTTACTCAGCTTCGAAAAACGCTCGTGGATCTCGATTCGATCTTTGTACGCCTCGCGAGTCGCCTTGATCTGCCACAAGGTCAGGTGATGCCGAAGCATCCAAATCATGATGCCGGTAAACCACACTTCTCCCCAGATAAAGAAACACCAGAACTCAACGGGTGTGAAGCGGCCCCTGGTTGCAGCACTGCCGAGCAGAAAACCCAGATTAGCGGCGATACAGAGCGCTATAGCGCCTAGCTCTGTCTTCACTTGTTCCGGCCTTGATTTTTGCAGCATATAACACCTCCAAGGAGTCACCTCATGACCGCGAAAGAACAATACCTAAACGTCCGCTCCGTTATGGTCAAAAACGGAGTGACCAATCGCCAGATAGCCAAGGAAACCGGCGTGCGCGAAAACTACGTCTATATGATCTTGGCCGGAGAGCGCACCGGCTATCGCATCCGCAGGGCCATTGCCGCAGCCTGCAAGGTCGGGGTTGCGGATCTCTGGCCCGACACACCACCTGAATACCTGGAGGCAGCATGAACGATACAACACTTCGCTATTACCGCCTTGCCGCCGCGCTTCGCTGCATACCCCAGGAAGAGCAGGAACTCCATATAACAGCAGAGGCAGCGCTCATTGAGCGCCGTAAAACATCTTGGCGTGCGCACCATACAACTCGTTTTGAGATGATTGCCCTCCTTGGTCGCCATCATGTAGAAGCAATCTATCTCAGCAAACTCACTGATAAAAAGAAATCTCGCCTGCTATTTCTAACTGACACAGATCTGGAAGAAACTCTGTGTCAAGCGGAACAGCGGATAAAAGATCATCCGCCAACTCCACCCAAAGTTTGTTGTACCTGCGGACAGCGCTTGCAAAAGCTTTCACGCACTCGACCTGAACCGGGCGAAGTTCATTGGTACCAATAAAGAGCCGGTCACGTAACAACACTTTGTTAGCGGTGTTTTTTCTCCAGTCCTTCGGAATGTACCGGGCACCCTTGTTTATAAATGCATTCTCCCAAATCGGCAGTTCACGTCCAGTCATTAAGTCGAGGATAGCATAATGAGAAATCTGGAAATTCCAGTCCCAACATCGTTCCGGTTCCCAGACATAATCGGGGATAAACACATAATCATCAATATGGGCGTCCTTTACGGCAAAGTCGTAGCTCTTAAGTTTCAATCCGCAGCCAAGAAGCCGGTTTGCTGCCTTCTCTGTTGTCTGCATTTGCAAAAAGAACGGCTGAACCATTTTTGCGGTACGGCCGCAGCCTGGGCACGTATAGAGAGAGTTGGCGATTTTAAGATATTTGTCACTGGTGACAATAGTCGCATGCCGACACTGATCCTCATGTGCACCGTTAATGCATAAAAGCCGTATGGAATCAAACATCACAAACCTCCGGTTGGGAATATATCAAACTTGTCTTGACGGTAACAGCAAAAACGAGGGGCGTCATGGAGAAACGTAAAACGAGAATTCCCAGGTGTATGTCAATGCAGCAGGATCTGTTTTCCAGCGGCATGGCAGAGGGGGCGTTTGATATTGATCTGGGTCACCGTCAGGTAATCAGCCGCGCGATGAGTAACTGCGGTAAAGACCGCTACCAGATCGCCATGGAGATGTCACGGGCCGCCAAAGCGACCGTTACCAAGGAAATGCTTGATAAATACGCCGCCAGCGATCCGGCAAACGGTATGCGCGGGGCAATGCTGACAGCGTTCTGCCATGTAACCGGGACCTTTGAACCGATCCGCTATCTGCTCGAGCCCCTGGGAGCGGATGTCTTAAAGCCCGAGGATCAGCCGCTTATTGAATGGGCACAATTAACCAGGGACCGGGAACAGATCGACCGGCGTCTGCAGGAACTGGAATCAAAAAATGGAATCAGGAGGAAATGATATGAAAATCAACGTGCCTGAAGAGTTCTTGCAGCGTAAGGAGGTAGGGCCATGAGAATAACCGATGAATTGCGACTAGCCAGAAATGCTGCAGAGGAAGAATTGGGGACCGCTCGCAAGCAGTTATCAGTGGCGCAGAGCTGCTTTGCCAAAGCAAAGAAGAAATACGAACGGGCACGAGATGCCTGGGTAGCGGAAATGGAGAAAGCACAATGAGCGGCAAATCCTACAACCCGGTCATGAGTGATCATAAATTTATCGATATCGTCGAGTTTCTTCATCAACAGTCCGCGCCGGTCAGCGCCGCCAGCATCAGCCGGGCGCTTGGTTTGCCCCATGCCACGGTGATGAGCCACATGACGGTGGCTCTGGAGCGTAAATGGGTGCGGATGAATGGCGAAGCATACGAATCCGGCAGCCGGATCAGCGGCATGTACGCCGTGTACCTCCAGGGGCTGAAAGAGAAGAGCGTTGATATCAACAGGGAAATACAGCAGCTGGAGGTGTGAGGTGGATCTCTCCCTTGCAGCCAAGCTGCTGGCCTGCCGTCTCTGTCATGCGGCCACCGGCTGCGACGTGAGGAAATGCTGTGAAAGCTGTACCGACACCTGTAACGCCCGTCAAAATTGCTATCAGGAACTGCCGGAAAAAGAACTTGTGAATCGGTCACATATATTAAAACAGGATTGGAGGGGCACTATGGGAGAAGAAGTAGACCAGGAACGACTCAGCTGGCTGATTAACACACCGCCGAGTGACATCAATTTCCGGGGCGAGCTGTCAAAAGCCAACGAGGCCACCATCCGGGCGGCCTTGGAAGGAATAGAAGGTTTCGATGGCGTCAAAGTGAAGGAAACCGCACTGAGCCGTCAGCTAAAGAAGCTGCTGGAAACGCAGGGTGAGCAGATTGCCGCCACCGCAACCCGCCAGGCGCGCACCGTGGCCATGGACTTGACGACCATTCAGGCCGAGCGGGATCAGCAACAGGCGGAGAGAGATGAACAAAAAGGCCGGGAAATGATGATCGCCCAAGCGCATGAAGTGATCGGCCGGATTCAGGCAGTCGATATGATTGTGAAATTCGGTGATGTCACCAATCTTGTGTGGTTAAAGGAAATGAAGGAGGCGAAGATCTACAAAGACCTCCCCAATATAGGTACGTGGGATAACTTCTGTAAATATTTAGGAAAAGATAGACATACCGTTGACCAGGACTTGCTTAATCTGGCTGCATTTGGAGAAAACTTTTTGGAGACGTGTCACCATTTGAGAGTCGGCTACCGCGATCTCCGCAAACTCCGCCAGCTCCGATACGACGGCGAGTCATTTACGATGTCCGATGACGGCAAAACGGTCGTCATTGAGGGTGAATCAATCGCATTGGGAGAGGACGCCGGAGCCGAGATCGAAGCCGCGCTTGAAAAACTCCTCGTGAAGAACAGAACCCTGCGGGAGCGCAACGGCAAGCTGGAAAAGGACTTTCGGGGCGCGGTGAAAGAGGAAACCTTAAGCTTGGAGTCACAATTAAAGACACAAACCTTGCGCGTCCAAGCATTGGAGGTGTACGAGCCGAGCGAGACGGATCGCGAATGGAGCGTCAAGCAGATGGCAAAAATAGAAGACGCCTCAGCCGCCCTGCAGCTGGCCATCGCCGGGTTCCTTATCGATCCACGCGTAAAGGAAGATCGCCATTTACAGGCCAAAGTATCCGCGCACCTGCAAGAGGCCGAGCTGGCACTCACAGACGTTCGCACCCGGCTGGATGACATTATCGATATACACAGAGGCTAGGAGCCGGCCATGGCAACCAGAATTGAACCACACATAGTGCAGCAGATCATTACTGCATGGAACGATGCGCCGCGTAACCACAAGACGGTCATTGTCAAAAAATGGGCAATTATCTGCGACTGCAGCCCACATACTATCTACCGACTGCTCCCCAGCAGCCGGCAGCGCAAAAAAGGCGAGCGCAAACGTGCGGATATAGAGTCAGTGGCTCGTATTATCGCGGTAATCAAAAACAGCCCTCCCGAGCATCGGGGGGTGCTCTCCACCGCAGATGCCATCAAGATCGCCATTATTAACAACAAAATACCGGCAGAATACGCCGATGTACATCCGGGCAGCATCGACCGTGTCATTCGCGAGCTGGGCCTAAACAGTAAACGCCGTCGTGTCGAGCGTTTTCAGGCCGAATATCCCAACGAAATGCATCATGTGGACGCCAGCTCCAGTGACTGTTTTTACATCGCCAAGGCCCTGCCGGATGGGGACTTTCTTTTAAAACTCCATCGCGGTGTGAAAGGGTACAAGAACAAACCGATCCCGGTTGATGGCCTGCGCCCCTGGATCTACGGCATGACCGATGATAACAGCGGCTGCCACTGCTGTCGCTATGTCGCCGCCAAAGGCGAGCAAGCCACCCACAACATGGAGTTTCTGGCCTGGGCCTGGTGGCAGCAGCCGGACAAATGCTTTTGGGGGGTGCCGTCCCATCCCTCCTCCGACAAACCCGGCAAAATTAAGGGTGACCACGGTCCGATGATGGAATCACCAATAGCCAAGGATTTCTTCGCGCGATGCGGCGTTGAAATTGATCCATCAGCGGTCCTCAACAAAGAAACCCACGGCAAAATCGAGCGCCCCTGGCGAACCCTGTGGCAAAAATTCGAGCTGCCGTTTTTTGCCATGACTGACTGGAAAAAGTTTGAAATCACCATGTCAGAGTTGAACCGCCAGCTGATGAATTACTCTATAGACTACAACGAAATGCCACACCGCTATGAGCGCAAACTGAGTCGCCGTCAAATTTGGGAGCGGGTCAGTCTGCACGGTGGAGTCGTGATCCTGCCGAACGATGCGCTGGAAACCATCGCTAAAAGCGCCGTTGTGCGCAACGTCAACCAGGAAGGCGTTTTCTGGTTGGACAGCGAACCGTATGAAGTCAAGGGGCTTCATGATGCCAAGGTCAAAGTAATTATCGGTGTTTATGACAAAAAGATGGTCGTGCAGGATATCGCCGACGGCAAAACATACGAGGTGGGCGGCTTTGTTCCCAACAAGCTGGGTGAATACAAGCTCAACCCGGAAACCGGCCAACAGCAGATGCAAAAAGAAGCGGCCAAAATGGACGGCATCACTATCCCACTCTACTCTGCCGAAGGCCGCGCCGTACTGGCGGCACCCGCCCCGGCAACGGAGAAGACAACCGTGGTGCGCAAGGTTATCAAAATTCCGACACGAGTGAAAGAAACCTTGCGGCTTCATAACCCGTTGAATACGGACCGTTATCACACCGTTGAGGAAGCATTAAACGCGTTCCAGTTTTTGTCGGGCTGGTATTTCAAGGATGACCTGAACTCACGCCGGGACGTCACAGCGGCGATTATCGAAAACGGGCTGTCAAAGCGGTTTGTAGCCGAATTTGCCGGGGAGATAGAGATACAGGCAGAGCAGATGAAGGTGGCGATGTGAAAGGGGAAATATGCGAGTCCAGTGCACAAGATGCAGAAACAAACATGAGGAATCAGAGCGGCTGGAAGTGCCAAGTACGGCGATAAAGATCATGGGCGCGATGGATCTGGTGTGCCCACGCTGCAAGGGAAAGAACTATTACATTTTACTTTCAGAACCGAAATAACAGCGGCCCCCGACGCTGCAACGTCGGGGGCCATAACCCAGAAAGGAGAAACAATATGAAAGCGACTATGACCAGATTGGAAACATTTGTCAACCTTGGTTACACCAAAGACCCGCTCAAAGGGCATTTGCATGAAACCGGGGACATGGTGCGTACCCGGCGTATCCTCACCATGGCAGTAGAGAGCCGAGCCATGGTCAGTATCGTCGGCGAGCGCGGTTGCGGCAAATCGGAGTCCGTCAAAGCGGCGCTCAAAAAGCTGTCCGGAACGGACAAGCCGCTTAAAACCGTATGGGTCAACCGGGGGGATCAGGAAAAGCTTTCCATTGCCGATATCAAGAAGTCCATGATTCTCAACCTATCTACAGAGTCCGTGAAAAACGGCGGTATCGTCAGCAGCATGCAGCTGCGCAGAATTCTGGGCGAGGCGACCCGTAAACAGAAAGTTGTCGTGATTATCGAAGAGGCGCAGCGCCTTCATCCCCTGACGCTCAAAAGCCTCAAAACCCTGCGCGAAATCGAATGGCTGGGGGAAACAGAGCTTTTCGCCATCGTTTTGGTGGCGCAGTCAGACCCGATGAACCGCCCGGGTGTGTCGGAGGTCAGCCTGCGGAGTGACCTGGTGCGCATGCAGGGGATCTCCGCTAATGAGGCGGCGCATTATGTCCGTCAAGCGCTTGGCAAACACTTTACGCCCACGGCCATTGATTTGTTGGCTGAAATGCCGGAGTCGCGCAACTATCTGGAGCTGCAGGCGCTTTGCGTAGAGCTGCTCAACATTGCCCTGGCTGCCGGACACGAGCAGGTAACTGACCAGGATGTTAAATCCATCTCTCCGGCCGTCACTACTACGGTCCCTCGTGCCACCTCACCCAAAGTTGCTGCTGTGGCAGTTGCTCCCGCCACTGCTCTGCAGGCGGTGTTGGCGCGGCGTGGCGAGAGGGCAACAAATCTGGAGGCCGCCAATGCTCAGGCTTAAACAGGCACTCTCGGATTGCGGCATACCAAATCAGGCGCTGGTAAAGATCAGCGGATGCAGTAAAGCGCTGGTCAGCCGGACGCTGGCTACTGGTGTATTTCCGCCCCAGGATGCGGAGAAATTCAAGGCCGGGGTTGCCCGTATGGTTGGTGATGATGCCCGGCTGATTGATTGGATGAATGACCGGCACATGCATATAGATGATCTGTATGCAAAAGTCCGTGCCCCGGAGCAGAGCCAAACGCTGTCCCTCCCGTCTCCCGACACTCTCCCCCGGCTTCTCTGCGATATCGCCGGGCGGGCGGTGTTGAATGACTCAGGCGATTTTGCCAATGAGATGATTATCCAGTTAGCTCGTACAGCCAGTTTTCTGCACCGGAAAATGGCAGAGATGGCGGGGCATGACGCCCCATGGACAATGCGAACAGAGGCCGAAGCGGCCGCAATCCTGAAAGGAGTTCAATCATGAGAAAATTCATCCGTCGGATACTGGCACATCTGCAAGCCCGCCGTAACTGGAACCGCTGCAAACGCCAAATGCGTGAACGCGCCGAGGGGCGGCTGATTGTATCTCTCTACGGAAACGGCATGATCCGGAGGCGGGTATGAATCCTTTAGCAGAATTTGCCGACAGGGCACTAGTTCGCTCAATGGGCGGCAACGTAGCCGGAGAAATACCGGGACTCGGGAAGCCGTGGGCCTGCGTAAGTTTCGGCCACCCCGGCCATAATGCGACAACCTGTATCCACTGCATCACCAATTTTATGAATGAAAAGGGAGTGAAGAAATGAATTATTACAGTTACAGCCTCCACAGCGGCATGCAGTACCACCCAACCGGACCGGAGGCCAAATCAGCCGCCGAAGAGGCAATACGGGTCATGTCCGCCGACCCTGCCATCTATTCCCCCACTGACTTGATGGGTTCCACCTGGGGAGAAATCACTGAGCGGGCGACACCTACCGGTGAGGTCGGTTACGCTCTTAGGCGCCAGGATCGCCTTTCATATGAAGCCGCCTATCCCCAGGTGATCGACGGCCGCATGATGACCGCCGAAGGTGATCTGAGGCTATTGCAAAACATTCACGAGCCAGATTTGCTGGAGCACGACATGGTCCTCAGTATTGCCTGCATCTGGGAAGCCATGAGCGCAAGGATAGCCCGCTTCAAGCAGAATAACTTCCAGGACGTAACTGTCTTTGCCGATCTCATCTTTGAAAACTACCAGGCAAAACGGGGCGGCAAAGAAGGTGGCGTGGGCTACACCACTTTCGATAAGAAATACAAGCTCATCATCTCAATCCAGAAGGCCCTCGACCTTGGCCCGGAGATCATGGTGGCAAAGGCCAAGATGCTGGAAGCGATTGAGCAAGCTGGTGGTGACAGCGACTTTAAAGCCCTGGTAACCGCCGCCTACTCAATGGTCGATGGCAAAGTCAGTGTTGCAAAAATTTTAGGACTGCGCCGCGTCAAAATCTCCAACGCCCTTTGGAACGAAGCTCTGACCATTGCAATTGATGCGATCGAGGTGATCAGCAAAAAGAGACAGCTCCGGCTCTATAAGAAAAACGATGCCGGCAAGTACATCTCCATCCCGCTCGATATCGCGGCAATTTAGGGGGAGATGTGATGATTACAAAACTCTTACTCGACATGTGTGTCGAAAACGTTAGTGAGCTGCAAGCGTTACTATCGGTTGTCACGCCGGAAATAAGGGTTACTGGTGCCGGCGGTGCTTTGCTGAAGATCAGGGTCTACGAGAACGATAATGAACGTTACATGGAGGTGGCGTAATGGCGAGTTTAGAAGTCGATAACAACTGCATCAACTGCGAGTACCGGCATGAAAAGTCCACATTTGGGGAATGTGTCGGTTGCGTGAAAAACTCTAAAAAGGGCAACCAATTCCCTGGATGGAAACCGGTTGAATCGGAGGCCAAATAATGAAATGCCCACATTGCGCCTCGGAAGTCGAAGTCGAAACCTTTGATATTTGTAATCATGGTCCTGTTGACGGCATCGAAGTGTTTTTTGAGTGCAAGACATGCAACCGGAATTTCGGAGCACATGTGCTCCCGGCAGCTTTTACAGAATTTAGTTTGGAGGATCCCGCCCATGTTGATGCTTAAGAAAGCGATCGACAACATTGAGACAATCGGCGCCCTGAAGCAGGCAATTGCCAGCGTCCCGGATGATACACCGCTGGAGGATAGTTTTAATCGCAGCATGTGTCTGATCTATCACGAGGGCGGGTCAAGAAACGACGGCAATCCGGAACCTTCACCGGACTATGTAGAATTCAGGTAACCATGCGAAACGATCATCTTGCCGAAGTCGGCAAGTTGATCGTCGCCCGGAGGTGGCGCTCCGGGCCTGATGAGCAGCTAAAGGAGAGAACCATGATTGACAAGCGGTTACAGGTTATTGAGAAAATCAAGAAACTTTTGAGGTTGGCAAAATCCAGTAATGAGCATGAAGCTGCCCTGGCGGCTGCACGAGCCCAAGAGTTGCTTGCTAAATACAACCTTGATGAAGAGCTTCTGACAGAGAAGGAGTTGCCCAGGGAGGCTGGTGTTGCGGATACAGCAACTGTTAAAAAACCTGCCCGGTGGGTCTACCTTCTCGCCTCTTCTGTCGCTGGTGCCTTTGACTGCCAGTATGCACACTCTGCCTCAGGCCACATGCTGTTTTTCGGTGTAGAACTTGACCATGAAGTTGCTGCTTTCACTTTCGGTTATCTCTACAGGGCAATAAACCGCCTGGCTGCACAGTTTATGAAGAAAAGCCAGAATCGCCGCCTTACCGTCAAAGGGGGGAAAAAGGTTCGACTCAGTTACTGTCTCGGGGCCTCTCATGTCGTCAGTAAAAAACTTCGAGAGCAAAAAGAACGTACTCCCGTAACAACGGCCGCTCTCGTTCCTGTTAAGGAAGCGTTGATCAAAGCCAAATGTGATCAGTACGGCGTACATACCACCGAACAGAGTCGCGAAGATTTGAGCACCCGAGCCTATTGGTCAGGCGTTCGTGACGGGGCGAGTATTGATCATGGCCGCAAAGCCGTTACACAGAAAAAAGAGAAGCCACTTCGGATTGGACATGGGAGCTGATATGACACCGGAAAAACGCGAAAAATTGACGTCAGATCTTGCCCCGCACGGCCTGTCCGTGCTCCTCACACGTGATTTTGACGGCATTCTGCTGCAACTTGCTCGACTGGCTCAGTTTGAGCGGCTGATGATGCTCACTGCGGCCGGTAACCCCTCTGTTGAATGCGCCGTTGAACATGTTCATTGCCAACAGATCAGCCCTGTCCCCAGCCCCCGGGAATTCAGCGAACCCCTGGAGACGATTCATATTCCGCAACTGCTTCAGGCCGTAAATGTGGAACTGCAACGGGCTATGGATAACGGCGGCAACCTGATGCCGGACCGCGTAGCCGCCGCTGTGCTGGCCTTTTCCGCCATTCTGATTCGGAGCTGACATGGGAAAAATGAAAGAAAATCCGCGCTATAAAGTGCTCTCGTTTCGAGTCACTGAGGATGAATTGGCAGAAATTGAATCCGTAATGATCGGTGGCAGCCGCAATGATTTTCTCCGTGATGCCGTACTGAAACAGGCCAGAGAAGATGACCAACGGTATAAATCCATGGCAACGGCAAAACAGGCTGCGTTATGAGCCGGGAGATCACGATACACCAACCTGCCCAGCAATACAGCGTCCAGGGGTTTGCCATACGCGCTCCGGGCGGTAAAACCGTGCAGGGATTGCAATCATTGATTGCTTGGCGCAATGCCCATGCCGAGGCTCCGGATTACTGGCTCAGGGCATTGGTTTGCGAGGCGTTTCAGCACCTGTTTTCGCGCCGCATGTATGACACGCCCGCTGCTGATGTAATTGTGATTGTTGCCGAGGATTGGGTCAGGCTTATTGGCAAGGGGCTTGTTGAGGAGATAGATCGAGACCGGCTCATTGCCGGATTTGAGCGCATCGAACTTGAATGCCGCCGTTGGCCGCAACCAGTTGATTTAATGAAACGGTTGGCCCTCCGCATAGTGAAACCGCAGGCCGGGACGATAAACGTAACGGCGATAGATGAAGCGGCCCACGAGCGTACCGCTGAGGCATTGGATAAAATATTGGAGAGCTTGACATGAAAACAAAGACAAATCCCCCCCGGCCCCCCTTTAAAAAAGTGGGGAGAAATCGCCCGACCCTGCCGATCAGCAGCGCGCAGCGCACTGTAATCATGTTGATCTGCACGCAGTTCGGTATATCCAAATCCGAACGCGCCGGCATGCTTCAGGACCGTTACGGCAAATCATCCAGCAGCGACCTCACCTCCGATCAGGCCGGACACTTCATCGCTGAGTTTGAAAAGAAGGGCTTTATCATCAAGCCGAAGAAAGGCCTGACCACGGCGCTGCCGCCGCGTGGCACGGTGCGCCGCCCAATCTCTCGGACGGCGGGCAATGTCGTTGCCCTGGTCAGCCAGGACGAACGGGACAAGATCGCCTCCGTGGCCGGTTTGATCGAGTGGCGGGTTGAGGATGGTCTGCAACTCTTCCTGGAGAAACGCATGGGTATCAAGGGCGGTAAGGTTCGTACATCCGGAGAAGCCTATCTGGCGATTGAGGGCCTGAAAAAGATGTTTGAGAACGGCATGAAGGCCACGCACGGCAAGGACTGGTGGCGTACCCTTCGGCTCCGCTCAGGGACCGCCGAGGGAATACTGGAATATATCGAGCTGCACTGTCCGGAGGAGTGGCGATGATAGGTGGCTATGTAACATTTTATTTAGATGAGGATGCCTATGAATCCAGGCGATTATTAGACTCGATACAGGGGTTGCGGATTAACGGTCAGCGCCCTAAATCTTACCAACTGAAATTTTCTGAGGGGTCACTCACTGCTGATGAAGCGGATAGATTAAATCAGTGGATCCGCATGATACCGACTGTGCTGGAAATACGAAAATCATGACTCAATCAACCGAGGAAAAACTAAAAGGAATGCTCTCCGCTGCCGGATTGCCGCAACGCGGCAGCTACCGCAGTGGTGAAGTCTGCACCATCCTCGGTATTGGTGCGGCCACGTTCTGGAGGTTGGTGAACAGATTTGAGAAGGATGAAGCCGGCCAGCTTGTGCATCCGGATAGTCTTGACTCGATCATGCTCCGCCTGCAGCGCCGGGTTACGTACAGCGAGTTAGTGGCATTCCTCACCAGGAACAACAGCTACACCCGGCAAAATGCCGTGGACCCGAAGCAAATGGCGTTGTTTGAGGAGGAGGCCGCATGATTTCCATTACCTGTCATTGTCGCTATACCGCAGATCTCTTCGATTTCACCCACACACCCATCAGCGGAGATCTGCCACCAGGACACTTCCAGTGCCCGAAGTGTGGCATTGCCTGGCGTCGGCACGAGAGTGAACATCGGATACTGCGTGCCGGGTCGGAAGCTACGATCGTTGCTGGTCGGGTGGATGTGGTTTTGATGGATAGCAGACTATAAACATAGAGAGGTGAATCATGAGTGAAATGGTGAAAGTACGGATTCAGACATCACAAAAAGTCTATTACGACCAGACTGTTGAAATGACCCGCGAAGCATGGAAAAACTGAAAGTTACGCCTGAGAGGCTAATGGAATCTGAGGACATGGGGCCACTTTCCGACCTTCTTAACATCAATGACTGCTCTAACTGGGATAATTATGACGAGCCGGAATTGAATGTTGTTGACGATGAAGGAAAACCGGTACAGCCCGAAGATTACTATTGCCCGTAGTATATACGGCTAACGGCCAGACGGTGAATAGCCGGTTTTGGTGCTGTTCCGCTGTTCTGATTATGTGAGGATATCATGGCAAATTGTCCTAAATGTGGTCACATATTTACAGTCAGAGTTACGAAGCGCTCTGCCAATAAAGCACAGCCAGTCAATTGTAAAGCTCTGCCAAAGGGGCTGAGATATTGTCCAGAATATTGCCCCTCGCGGAACTCAGATGTTTGTGTGGAATTGTCGCGTAGTCTCGAAATTGCCGACTCTCTACGTCAATAATATGTTTTTAACTTAACGGGTTGCGTACGTGCGGCCTGAACGCACCATACGCGGGCTATGCTTTGAGGAAGTGAACGATGAAATTTGAAATGCCTGATAACGTGGTCAGCCTTGAAGTATTCCGGGCAGATCGTCAACTGAAAGCCCTTAAAGGACTATGCCCCCATAAACGACTTGGCATTGACCCTCTGGACGGCCTTTATTGTCTTGATTGCGAACGGCAGTTAAATGCAATCGAATGGATAATCGGGAACATTGACCAGTGGCGCATAATTCACCAGAGGATGAAAGCAGCACAAGAAGTAGGGGCCAAAGCGTATGAGCGCAATAGAGTCAAGTGCGTTCACTGCAAGAATATGACGCCAATTATTCGGTAAGCATAACGGCTTAGAGCTAAGGGGCGGGCATTATCCGCCCTTATCCAGCGCCTTGGTTATGGCGTATATATCAACAAAGGAGAATCACCACCATGTCATATTCGTTGGAAACACCATGCTGTAACTACCCTTCTCCAATCCCCGGAGGTCAAGGGGATTGCGTTAAAAAAGACATTTGTACTGATCGTTGCGTAATTCAGGGCGCAATCAATGCCGTTCACATGATGCCCGTTGGAGTAGGTCACTTGGGCGGCGGCTCCATCGTTATCAACTGCTCCAACAAACAATTGGCACAGCCGGAAACACCGGCAGAATAAAAAACTATGGCAATCAGCAATAATGCTACTGTGCGCCATAACTCTGAGCACAGCGGCGGAACGCAGTGGAGTCCGCTGCTGCGGGAGTTAGGCCCTCCTTCCCTTGACAACCCCTCCCGAAAAGAGTAAACAGGCCCGAAATAGCCCTACAGTAAACTTTCTCGCATCACCCCCACATACCCTATCAAACAGAATCAAACGAACGCGCCCCCCGGCGCGTTTTTCGTTATTGTCCCTCCCGTAGCACCCAACCCCCGATAACACCCGAGCCCATGAGGCCACGTGATCCCGGCGCCAACTTCCCAGGCGAGACAGAGACACCCTTCACGGGGTGTCTCAAACAAATTTCGAGGCCATCCGGCCACCACATATACCAAGCAGCACAAGCGTAGCGCCCGGCATGTCAGACACCCTATGGGGTGCGAGGCATCGCCGGGCGTCCTGGGAGAACCAATGGTAACCGCCGATCAGTTTGCAGCTTTATTTCCCAACAACAAGCAACCCTCCATCTGGGCGGCGGCACTTACAGCAATCCTGCCAAAGTACTGCATCGATACGCCGCTCCGCATCTCCGCATTTCTTGCCCAGTGCGGCCACGAAAGTGCCGGCTTTACTGTGCTGGTAGAGAACCTCAATTACAGCGCCGAGGGGCTTGCCGCCACATGGCCTGATCGCTACGCAATTGATCCCAAAGTGATAACCAAATCGCCGAATGCGCTGGCCAAACGACTGCACCGCAATCCGGAGGCCATTGCCAACAACGTCTATGCCAATCGCCTGGGCAACGGTAATGAGGCATCTGGCGACGGCTGGGCTCATCGGGGACGGGGAGCGATCCAGTGCACCGGCAGAGGTAATTACATCAACTTCGCCACGGCGGTGGCTAAACCATATGCTGAAATCGCGGCGTATCTCGAAACTCCTGAAGGCGCAGTCGAATCGGCGTGCTGGTTTTGGGATCGCAACAGGCTGAATCTCCTGGCCGATGCCGAAAAAACGCCACACATAACCAGGATCATCAACGGAGGATTTAACGGCCTGGCTGATCGTTCCAGCCGTTACGATCTGGCCCGAACGATATTTACCGCGTAACGCACATACCCCAAGCAAAGGAGATTATATGAAAACTTGGTACAACAGCAAAACTCTGTGGGTGAACATGCTGGCAGTCATGGCGTTTTATGGGCAGAGCCGGTACGGCTTTGTTATCGATGCCGAAACTCAGGCAGGGCTGCTCGCCGTCATCAACCTGTTTCTGCGCGTCATCACCAATACACCGATTATCTGGAAAAACGACGCCTCCAATCCATTGGCCAACGACTCGGGGCGTATTCTGGCGCCGCTGATTAATATGCTGCTGCTGGCGGCATTGGCGCTGATCAGCGCCTGTACAACCCTTGGAACTGCCAATCCGCAGATCTCCACCGAATCACCTCTCCAGAAGGCGGGCAAATCGCTTCTGTCCGTCAAAAATCAAATCAATGTTGCCGCCTCCCAGGTAAATGCTCTCTGTGCCAGTAAAAAGCTGACTCCGGACATTTGCCGCCAGGCGAAGGGGATCTACGACGCGAGCAAACCAACCTATGACAGCGCGGTAGACGCGTACCAACAGCTGTCATCAGACCCGTCAGGGGCTGGGGGAGGTGATCCGGCCGCCATCAGTGCGGCACTGATACGGTTGCAGGACGCGGCGGACCAGCTTCACCTGATTGCTATTTCCGGTGTCGCACTGTGACCGCCGCAGAGATCGCGCAGCTGGCCATTATCCTGGCCCCCATTGCCAGCAATCTGGCTGTTGAAGGGGGCAAGGTCATCGCAACGTACCGCGAAAACATCGCCCAGGAGCAACTCAACACAGCGATCGAGCTGTCCAGGTCGGCAACCTGGCCGGAACTTGATTTCACCAGTAAGCCGAGTGTTCAAGGCTGATGGATGACGGAGATCGCGCCCAGGCATCCCTGGATGCATTTATTGCCGGTGCGCTGTTAGAACACCACCGCCGCCAGCCGCACGGTCCTGGTGCGGATGAATGTGAATTCTGCGGCGAGGAAATCCCGGAAGCGCGGAAAAAGGCGCAACCAAGCTGTACCACATGCATTGAGTGTCAAACCAAACTTGAAATTAACTCCCGGAGGCACCTGTGACACCAGAGCAAATCGCCGCCCTGACAGCTATTTCTACCATCCTTTCCAAGGTCGGCACCTGGCCGATCGGGTCCATCGTGGCGGCCGTAGTATTCGGCCCCTGGATAGTGATGGGATTTATCGCCCGTGGCATGGAAAAACGCCATGAGGCCGCAATCCAGATGTACACGGAAAACGTCAAACTGGTAGTTAACTACGAAAAGATCGCCGAAGGGCTGCAGAGTATTATTGTTCTGTCAACCCAGAAAATGACTGAGGTTAAGGACCGCGTTGATAACAACCTCTTCTGCCCAATGATGCGCAAAGACCAAAAAGTGGAGAAACAGATATGAGCCTGGAACGCGCCGCCATGAAAGGGGAGTTGGTCGAGATGGAGCTGCATGCCGATAATCTCCGTAATCTGATTAAAGGCACCGCCGAGGGACTCCGCGTGAAACTGAATACCACCCGGATTCTGCCAGAGGATCTGGATATCTCGGTTATCGACGCGCAAACAGATCAACTGAAAACATCATGGGCTGAGTTGATTTTTCTCAAGTCACGGATCTCAGAATATAAGCGAGAGCTTGCCTGATGGCTGAGAAAGGCGCGCGCATAACTCTGGAGCCAGTAGCCCGACAGATGTTTGTTGAGGGGAAATCTCTAAGCGATATCGAAGCCGAACTGGGGGTGTCCCGTCAGTCTCTGTCCGACTGGAAGGGGCGCACAAAAAAGCCGGGTGAAGATAAGGATGAGTGGGACAAAGCCCGCGAACGCAAGGTTAGTTTCGGCCTGCGCATGGAATCCTTGTTGGAGCAGGAATTGACTTATGCCGAGGAATTGCAGGCGGGGTCAGTGTCCGGCGGTACATTGGACAATTTGTCCAAATTGGGCGCCCTGGTAGTCAAATTCAAGAGCATCGAAGCCACTGGCAGCGGTTACGACAAGGGCAAGGTGTTTCTGGAGAATGTGCAGTGGATGGTTTCCTGGCTTCGGGAAAACGATCCGGAGGGGTTGAAAGCGCTGGCGGCTGATTTCGACGCCATGACCATGCAGTTTAAAGCGGAGTTACTTGGCGGAGCAATCTGATGGCAATGCGTAAAAAACAAAACCTCTCAGAGCTGCAGTTTGACGATTACGTCGCCGCACTCCGCAAGCAGATCACCGACAGCGTCTCGCCGTTTGAGGCCGATACTCCGGCCAAAAAGCGGGAACGGGTAGAGAGCTGCAAGGCTGATCCGCTTCTGTTTATGAAAACCTACCTGCCGCACTACTTTCCCGGTGAAGAGGCTCCGTGTCATCACGAATGGTGCGAGATGGCAGACACTCCCGGTTTCAACCTGATCGGCGCTCCCCGCGATCACTCGAAAACGACTACCGTCACCTTTGGACTGAGGGTCTACTACGCTGCCTATGAGCTGCGCAAATACTCCATGCTCGGCTCAGATACCCATGATCAGGCTACTCGCTTCACCGTCTCCATCAAGGTAGAGCTGGAAGATAACCCACGCCTCAAGCACGATTTCGGCGACGTGATCGGCAAAACCCGGCAATGGGCCGATGACTATTTCATTACCAAGAGCGGCTACCTTATTGAGGCTCTCGGTCGTCAGGATAAATGGCGCGGAAAAAAGAACGGCCCGTACCGCCCCGATGATATCGGCCTGGATGATATGGAGAACAATCAGACCGTCAAGAGCCCGAACGTTACCAAGGCGATCGTCGATTTCATCCTTGAGGAAGTACTCCCCTGTATGGAAGGGGACTGCGCGGCCACTATGGTGGGGAACGTATTCAACGCCAAGAGCGCCATTGCCCAACTGATCGCCAAGGAAGATGAGGAAACCGGCGGGCCGCTCTATAACTCTAAGGTTTACGACGCTATTGTAGACGAAGAGGCCCATATCACCCTATGGCCGGCGCGATGGCCATGGGACAAGTTGATGCGCCGCAAGCGGCTCATAGGCACCAAGGCGTTCAACAAGGAGTACCGCAACAAGACCAGCGAGGAAGATTCACCGTTCCCGGATGAAACCGATAATTATTACGACCGTATCGAGATCATAAACCGGAAGCTGGTCTTTGCCACCGGCGTAGACCCGACCGCGACTTCCACCTCTAAAAGCGACTTCCGGGCCGTAACCACCTGGGGATTAGACAGAGAGGCGATGGTATTTTTCTGCATGCACGCCTGGATCAAGCGCCGCTCGATCGGCGAGATGTTCGCCGCCGCCTATGCCCAAAATGAACAGTACCCCGGTAGAGTGCCGATTGAGGAAAACATGCTGAAAGACTTCCTGCATGAAGCGATTCAGAACTATGCCAAGCAGGTCGGGCACTATCTCCCCTGGGTTCCGATCCACCACAGTACCAACAAGGTCGATGGCCGAATTATCGGCACCTGCGAGTATCTGTGGGAACATAAGAAGATGTTGTTTGAAAAACGCCATTCCGACCAGAAGATTTGTCGCGAGCAATACGTCTACATCAACAACGCCACGGTTAATGATGACGGCCCGGACGCCTCCGAAATGGCAATCAGCTTCCTGCAAAAAGGTTCCGGTTTCCGAGTCACCGATTGCTATCCCGAATTCACGGAGTGTTCCGCATGAGCTGGTGGAATCGCTTCATAAGCAAGCCCCGCCCCGACGTCAACCCCGGGTCCGTCTCGATACCCGAAGATACGATGAACGGCGTTATCAGCAAGCTCTCAGGCTTCTACAACTTCGCCGCCTCGCCTTTCGACCTGGAAGCGCTGCGCGTCCTGGAACTGCTCGGCATGCTCAACCCGGATATCTCTCAGGCGCTGTCCATCTGGGTCAACCTGGGCAACACCGGACATGAGGTAGAGGTAGAGGGGCGCAATCCCCAGGCGGTGCTTGACCGGATAAACAGGCTGGCCGCCACGGTCTACCAGATCGGCGGTGGTATTGATGGTCTGATCAACGGCTTTTTGCGCCAAATCCCGCTGATGGGTGCGCTCTCCGCCGAATGGGTAGTTGCTGACAACATTAATGACGGCCTGATTGAATGCGTGACTGTGCCGGTCAAGCGCATCAGATGGCAGCGGGTGAACGGCGTCTTCACACCCTTCCAGTATTCGGGCTTTATTGTCCAGGGCGGCAACGGCTACATCCAGCTCAACCCGATCACCTATAGCTATATGCCGTTGATGACAAATGACGGCAGCCCGTATGCGATCCCCCCGTTCCTCGCTGCCCTGAAAAATATCGAAGTCCAGCTGGATGCAACCGACAACCTCAGTTCAATCATCCGGAAAATGGGATTGCTCGGTTTTATCGACGTCAAGCTGGAGATCCCTGACCAGAAGCCAGGAGAAAATGACGATGCCTACCGGAATCGTCTGACCCAGCGGTTGAAAGCATATGCGGCTGCGTACAAAGGCAGTATCTCCAAGGGGGTCAGTGTCCATTACAACGATCAGGAGATCAAACACAACGCGACGAACGCCGGTGCCGCTGCAGGAGCAAAATCAGTCTGGGAGATGAACGAAGAGCAGATTTTCTCTGCCATCGACATTCCACCCAGCATGTGCGGCCGCTCGTACAGCACAACCGAGACATATGCCGAGGTGGATTTTGAACGGTTGGGCACCAAGCTGGTCAATGGTCGCCGCATGATCAAACGCTTCCTTGAGAAAGGCTACACCCTGGATCTGTTGTTACGCGGTATCGACGCCCAGATCAGCATTTCATTCAACGAACACAACGCCTTCAAACAGAAGGAAAAGGAAGAAGCGGAAGGCCAGCGGATCAAGAACATATTGAGCAAGCGGGATGCCGGGATGATCTCCGATGACGAAGCCGCTCAGGAACTGGGTTACGAGAAAGCCACCGGCCGCCGGCCGGGTGATACACCGCCTGATGGTTTCTTTGGGTCTGCCTCAGCAACTGCAGTGCGCTTCTCATTCAATAGCCGCACCGGCCGTTACGAGCATGTACCCGAGGTGATCCGGCTGGAGCAGCCGGCCGATGACCGCGCCGATCAGAATTACATAGCGGTGCTGCAGGCGGTGCTGGAAGGGCCGGAACAAGCGGCTATCAAGGCGGCTCTGGCTGCTGCTGAAGCGTTTGAGGCCGGCAGGTCTTTAAAGCGTATTGCTGCCGAGAGATTTGCGAGAGACGTCTACACCGCCTTTGCCGACTCTCTCCGCTCCGGGATTGCCAAAACCTCGATCATGAAGGTGTGCAAGCAGTTCACTGGAGCAGAGTGGCAGCGCCGGCGCTACGAGGATAAAAACCATCTGTTGTCTGTACAGCGCAGATTTGAGGGCGAGGATAAAGTCATAAACATCGGCCTCGTTGATCAGAATGCCATTCGCTACATAACCAACGTGGAGACCTTCTACTTCGGGCGCGGCAACTATCTGGCCAATAACGAGGCTACCGGCAAACAGTTCATCTCCTGGCTGCAGGATGAGTACATCACCAAGGGTCTCAGTATCCGTGATGACGCTACATGGAGCGAGTTCAAAACCACATTTGCCGACCTGGTCAAAGAGACCAGCTTCCAGAAGATCGAACAGATCGTCTCCACTACGATGGGCCGCATCCAGAACATGGGACAGCTCCTGAGCCATTATGAAGCGGGGGTTAAACGTTACACCATCGTAGGTCCCTCAAGCTATCCGGCCTGCAAGCATTGCCTCAACATGTTGGGCAGGAAGTTCGAGGTCAAGGCCGCCGTGTCCAGGCTGGCTAAAAATCTGGAAAAAGGTTTTGAGGACCCCAGCGACTTCCCGCCGTTTCTGACGACAAAGTACACGGCTGATCAATTGGACAAGAAAGCAATCAGCGACTCCGACCTCCAGGAGGCCGGATTTGACCTTGCACCATTTCACCCGAAATGCCGCCATCGGACAGCGGCGGTGGGCTAAGACCATGCACCGGGTCGTTATACCCGGTTCATAAACTAAATTTGAGCGTTTCATGACGTATTACACAGCAGGACAGGAGGCTGATTGTGGGAGCAAAAGAGCGAAAACAGTTTGCAGTAATCAAAGAAGGGTTTGCCCGGGCTACTTTCGGCGGTGTCTTTTCCGGTTGCCCAACCGAAGCGGTAGGCGGGTCGATTAGTTTTGCCGCGCTGGATGACAATGGCGGACTGAATAAAGATGAATTCTTTGCCACCATGGCCCGCATCCTGTCCAAGGCGATTACCCCCTACCGTAAATTCGACTTTACCAAGGGCGATGTACTGAAAAAATCGGTCGGTATATTCGAGGGTCTGACCCTCTATGCCAACCACAATCCCAACGTCAATGACTGGAAGGGTTTGGTCCAAAATTGTGTGTGGGATGACAAAAACAATCCGGCCGGGATCAACGCCATGATTGTCGTTGATAAGACCATCGATCCCAAGTTGGCGCGCGGACTGGAGATCAAGGCCTTGCGCTCGCTTTCGGTTACCATCTGGTTCAACTACGAGAAGAGTCACCCTGATCTGCCCGGTTTCTATGACCGCCTGGGAGAAACCGTCGACGGTGAGGTTGTACGATTCATTGTCACCGAGATAACCAATGCCGGAGAAGTTTCCGTCGTCTGGGAAGGTGAAGACCCTTTTGCAAAAACATTCGGCTTCGACTCCGCTCAGCCCCCGGGAGACGGTCCCCTGAGCGGAACCGAAGGGCAACACCTAAACCAAGGAGGAAAAGACATGAAACTTACTGCAGCAACAGTGGCGCTGCTCGGCCTGGCCGCCGGCGCTGAACCAACCGAAGCCGAGTTGGAAACTGCCATCACCGGCAAAATTTCCAGTCTCGAAACACAGATCGCCTCACTCAAGCCAGACGCCGCAATTGGCGTACAGACCCTCAAGGAAACCCGCGAGCGCGCAGTTACTCTCTACAAGGTTGCCAAGGGAGAGAAGGTTGTCGAGACTTTTATCAGCGGAGTTATTGAAAAGGCGGACCTGACCACGGCACGGGCTTTCTGTTCCGAGTATCAGACTGCGGTTGATGAGAGTATCCCCCTGGCGTGCCCCAAGTGCGGCGAGAAACTCACCCGCCGATCATCGCAGGCTGAAGGCGACGGTCATACAACTGCTGGCGCCGGCAAGCGCGCTGACGATTACAAGGTCGCATGATCTGACTCAGCGTCCAGATCTCCACGTTCACATCACATAATACAGACCCAAGGAGGTCATTATGGCCAGTTGGAAAGATTTGATGGATATCAACTATTCGGGGATTAACAAAGAAGTCGTAACCGTATTACTCGCGGCTGCCATTGTGGTTGCTGATATCGGCAAGCCGGTCAAGGTTTCAGCCGACAATACGGTTGACCTGGCTGCCGTAGAAAATCCATTTCCCGGAGTACTCGACCAGGTTGACCCCTCCGGCGGCCTGGGCGCGCTCCAGTACTGCGGCCCGGTTACGGTGCCATATACCGGAGCACCCGCCCTGAATCGTCAGGAACTGGTTGCTAATGGCGCAGGCGGTGTCAAACCACCTGCAGTTGCCGGTACAGGACGTATGTATTTTGTCCTCAATATCGACGAAACGGCCGGTACCATAACGTTTCTGCTGACCTGACACCTGCTGGTCCACACCTGCACATTATAAGGAGAGTTGCACATGAAATTGATCAAGCTTGAAAAAGGAATGTATCAGGATGCCCGGCTTAAAAAGCTGACCCTGACCGAACTGTTGGCCGAATTGGCTCCATCTGAAGTTAAGGGACTCGACGCCTACGAGTTCCAGCTGATGCAGCGTGATATCAACCTCAAGCATGACACGGTCGAGCGTTTCTACCGCACTCAGGAAGATATTATCCTCTTTCCCGAGTTCATCAACCGTAACGTGCGCATCGGTATCGCCGGACTCTCGGCACGTGATCTGACGCTGGAAGATATCATCGCCACAACCACAACCATCGACGCCGGTGTATACGACACGGTCAATGCCCAGTTCGATGCCAAGAAGCTGGACTTCGGCAGAATCGCTGAAGGTGCCCCTTTCCCAACCGTCAAGATCACAACTACCAAGAACAGCATCCGGTTGGCTAAAATCGGCATTGCCATGGATGTTACCTACGAAGTGTTGCGGCGTATGAAACTGCCGCTGCTGGCCATTCATATGCAGCTGGTCGGCCAGCGCCTGGCCAAACGCATGGTGGCTTTCGCCATGTACAACATCATCAACGGCGATGGCAACATCAACGCCGCACCGGCCGGGGCCGCCGCTGCCCTCTCGTATGACAACCTGCTGGACTTCTATGAGGATATGACCAACTGGACTCCGACCGTGTTTGCCGCGAAGAGTACCATCCGCAAGTCAATTCTGAAGCTTGCCGAGTTCAAGGATTCGCTGTTGTTCGATATGGCAAAAACCGGAAAATCGCCAACTCCGTTCGGCGTGCCGCTCAAGCGCTTCAACTGGTCTGAAACGGCACTGGGTGACAACCAGGTCATAGCGATCGACAAAACCGCTTCCCTGGAACTGGTCAAGGAGTCCGGCGCCGAACTGATCGAGACCGACAAGGTCATCGACGGGCAGATCGAGAAGTCGGTTATCTCCCAGGTGGTCGGGTTCAGCCGTATCTTCACCGACGCATCAGCAGTATTCACCAAACAGTAGCCATGGCTACCATTCTGGAAATGCTGCAGAACCGGTTGCCTGATGAGGCGGCATTATTTGCCGCCTCACTGGCAGTCACCATTGAAGAGGCCCAGGCTTTTGCCGGGTACGAAGGCACCGCCGAAACGGAACTTTCGACTACCCGGAAATCACTGATAGCCGACGTGGCGGCTAAGGCGCTATTGCTCCCGGCCCGCAGTCACTACAAAAAGGAGATGGCAAAAGTTGAGGGCGATGGCGCCGGTAAAGCAGAGTTTGTGGATAAACTCAAATTCCTCAATGAAATGGAAACCGCCCTGGACAAGTCAATCAACCTGAGGCGTCAAGGGATAGCGCCCGTCGATACCGGTGTGGCCATGGTGCTCGTTAGCGATGAGTGATCTCCTCAGCCAAGAAAGTGTTGATCAGTTCCGCGCTGCCATGCGCAACGTGACTGATACGTTCCACAAAACTCCGGTCATCCTTCGGAGGAAAACCGGTGAGGAGATTGATCTGCTGGCCGGGTGGAAGCCTGACGATACCGGCAGCTATGGCAACGTCAATGGCGAAGCATATGTCCAGGAAGCACAGCGCGAAACCGTGGAGCGGTTTCTGGTCAGCTTCAACCGCGATTACCTTGCGGAAAAGCAGCTGATTGATTCAGCCACGGATACGCTGCTGATCAGCGAGGATGACAAGCTGATTGAAAAGGGGAAACGGTATGTCCTGGTGAAGATTACCGACAAGGGTGTGTTTCGGGGTGTGCCGATCCTGGTGCTGTTGACGGTTCAAAGATGAGCTCCGTCGAATTGACCGGGGACTGGAAACGGTTGAAGCAGGTGCTTAACGAAGCCAGCCCGAAGCTGAAAAGCGAAAGCCGGCGCACCATCGGGAGACAGCTGAAAAAGATCGAGGCGACGGTTTTAAACCATATCGATAAGCAGGATCTGGAGTGGACGCCGCTCAATGAATCGTATGCGGCGCATAAGGAAAAAAAGAAATTATCACCGGATATCCTGCGAGCTACAAACCAGATGTACTCCAACATCACGACTGTCCAGGAAGGCAACTACTCCGGTGCGGTCGGGGTAAAGCGCGGGGTAAAGAGCAAGGATGGGGCAGATATCACCGATATCGCCCTGATCCACGAACAGCCGGAAGATGACGGCAAGAAGATCCCGGCCCGGAAGTTATGGAAGCCGACCTTTGATGCGATGAAAGAGGGTATCGCGAAAGAGCTGAAGGGAATCGCGATCGAGGTGTTCAAAAAATGATGCAGCCCTGCCGACAATTTTTGACTGACCGCCTCAAGGATCTGCTGCTGCCGAACGGGACCAAGCCATTCAAGGTGGAAGCTGTCGGCCCGCCAGCCGTCGCCGCGACGATCTTTTTTCAGGAACTCCCCCGGGATTTCCTGAAGGATAACGATTACGCCGTCTGCTGCCTGCCGCTGGTAGACCGGAACCGCAAGAACGGGCGGTTGATCGGATATAACCGCAACACGGTTGCCAAAACCGAAACGCTGATCCGCCGCCGCTTCAACCGCGAGATCATATTCCGCTGCCTGTTGTTCGCTCCCGCTGCCGATCTGTACGGCACCGCCGGATTTACCGGCCTAATGGAGCAGTTTAACCAGGCGGTGGCCGAATATCACCATGTCCTGGACTCTGATAACAGTGTGATCCTGATCGAGCCCCAGGACAGCGCACAACCCTGGGACAGCGAACAGGAGCAAGGGCGCAAACTCGACCGTCCACCCCTGGGGATTGTCCGGATACAGTTCAGCGGCGGTATCCAAACCAGCAGAACCACGGCGCTGATCCCCAGCGTTACATTTACAGACCCGCAGATTCAATAAAGGAGGTTCGCAATGTCAAAGGAAGAGTTGAACGCACCAACCAGCATGGTTGCCCCCCGGTCACAAGCACAACAGGAGCCGTTGCGCCCGGTTGAACAGCATGCGGCAGAGTGCAACATGCCCGCCCCGAATCTGGCAGGTATGTGCCGCGCCAATAATTGGGCACCCGGCAAACAGGTCACCGCCGGCGAGTTTGATGAGGCCATGGAGGCCTATGCTGTACGCCCCATGGGGAGCGGCAGAGGATAAATCAAAGGTGGGCGGGTCATGACCGTACCCCTACGGAGGAACAATTATGCGTGACGTTTTTGAGTTTTTGGTAGACGGCACTTCCGGTATCGCGCCGGGCGGAGTCGAAGGGGCCTGCATCGTAACCGGTGTCTGCTCGGTGGGCGTGGTTGGCCGTGGTTATCTGCTCGGCAAATCCTCCAATCTGGAAGCACTGCTCGGCGTCGGGCCGCTGGTTGATCGTCTGCGCGATGTTTTCGCCACCGGCGGTCAGGCTCCCCTGGTGATCGCTGTTCCGGTCACCGGAGTGGCTGGCGGCTATATCACTCCGGTCGAGCATGCCGGTACCGGCCCCGTGGCAGCCGCCAGCGGAGTGGCGACCGGTAATGCCGATGCGGTTATCTCTATTGTCGTGGGTGGCGCGCTGGGTGTGGCTACCTACAAACTGTCCGTTGATGGTGGCACTACCTGGGGCGTAACCGGCGCAACCCCGGCAAACGGTCAGATTGCCGTTGCCGCCACCGGAGCCACAATCACCCTGGCAGCCGGTGTCCACGTTGCCGCCGATACCTATAGCGCCCTGGTGCGCGCACCAATCGGCCCGGTTACCAAAATCGGCACCGGCCCGAATATCACCGTGGCTGGCACGATCATGGCCGCTGCCGATGTTCAGCTGCAGATAATGTCAACCGGTGCCCGCAACGTGGGCACGTATCAAATATCTCTTGACGGCGGTGATTCCTGGGGCGGCGTGCGCACAATTCCGGTTGATGGCTTGATCGCGGTCGGCACGTCCGGAGCTACCATCACATTTCCGGCACAAAATGCGGTTGCCGGGGACACCTATACATTCCAGACCCTCGCCCCGGTACCGACGGTGTCGGCGGTTCTTGATGCCCTGGAGATCCCGCTCGGACTGTATGACGTGGAGTTTGTCTATGTTGTGGGACCGTCCGATTCCAGCGACTGGACCGCCATGGGCGTGCAGGCGGATACGTTATGGAATCTCCATCGCCCGACATTTTTTATCGCTGAGACTCGCCTGCCGTTTGCCAATGAAACAATTGACGAATGGACAGCCGCCCTTGTCCTGGAGCGCCAGGGCTTCGCGCACCGCTTCGTAGCTGTGGTTGCCGCATACGGTGAGATATCGGATGTGACCGGTAAACGCATTACCCGCAATGCCGCCGGTCTGGCTGCGGGGCGGCTGCTGGCAATTCCGGTCATGCGCGCCCTGGGGCGTGTCCGCGACGGCAATATTGCCCCGCTGTCTCTGCCGAGTCTCTATACCGAGGCGCATCAGGCCACGCTGGAAACCGCCGGTTATATCACCGCCCGCCGCTATGCCGGGCTCTCCGGATGCTATTGGGGCGATGAAAAAACCATGGCCGATGTCACCAGCGATTACCAGTATCTGACCGTGCTGCGGGTAGTTTTCAAGGCCGTGCGCAAAGCGAGGATTGCCGCCCTTAAATCGATGTATGACGAAGCGGGAGACCCGACATTGGGCGAAGGTGCCGCCGGGTTGTCGTATCTGAAGGTCAATATCGAAAACGCCGTCGATACGATGGTAAATGCCGTGCCGTCCGAATTGGCCGCCCGACAGATCACCATCCCGTCAGGGCAAGATATCGTCAACAACGGCGTGGCGGTGGAAATGAAGCTGATCGGCATTCCGATTATCCGCACCATCAAGCTGTTCGCCAGTTATGTCTACGCCGGCGGCGCGTTTGATCCGAGGCTGAAGTAAATCCCCCTAAATCCCCCTTTCTTGAAGGGGGACTTTTTAAGATTCGGAGGTTAATCATGATCAACGGAAGTTTATACGACTGGGAATCAGTCAACATAATGCTGCCAAACGGCATCACCGTCGGTATCACTAATATTGATTACGACGATGAACGGCCGATTGAGGAGCGTTACGGCAAGGGTTCCCAGCCTCGCGGCTATGGCCGCAAAAACTACAAGGCATCCGCCAAAATGGAGATCGACATCGATGCGGCTGAATTGCTGGCGGTTTCGCTGGCAACATCGGGCGGCGGCGGGATTTACAACGCCATGCCGTTCCCTATCACGGTCTGCTACGCCCCAGAAGGCCAGCCGATGATTATCGATGTGCTGCCGCTCTGCAAGATTGTCAAGACCAGCAGCGGGGCCAAGCAGGGTGATGATAACGTGGGCGTGCGCAAATATGATTTGAAGGTATTGGCGCCGATCCAGTGGGGCGCAATACCGGCCCTGGTACCGACTAATCTACTGTAACTAACCACCCCCAGCCCCTTTATGCCCCAGAGGGTACTCCTTAAACACAGGAGGGGTAGTTTAAAACCAAAATCAAGGGAGTCTTGAAATGAAAAAAACATTGCCACAAGCCGTTACCGATGCTCAGGCAGCCGGAAAAACCATCCTGGAACTGACCGGTGATGACGACCAAAAATATTACTTCGAGAAGCCGGGCTCAAAGGATATCGAGCGTTTTATCGCCACCGCCACCAAGGGCAAGGCAACCCAGGCGGTGCGCAACCTGGTCATTGAAAAAGCCATTCACCCGTCCGGTGAAGAGCTGGCCAGTGAGTTCCGCGAGAACCCCGGCCGCATGGTTGCCCTCAATAGCGCCCTGCAGGCGGCAGTCGGCATGAATGAGGATTTTACTGCAAAAAAGTTGTAGAGCTTCGCGAGGAGCTGAAGGGTAATCCCCTCCGCCAGATGGCGATACTGATCCGGTACTACCTGCGGGAGGAGCCGGATCAGGATCTGGAGCGGATGTTGGAACAGTACACGGCAGCATTGTGGATTGAGGAACGCACAGCAACGGTGATGCAAAACGCGGTGATGAAGGGAATGGGTGGCAAGTAATGGAATCGATATTCAAACTCGGCATACTCCTCAAAATAACCGACATGGTCTCTGGACCGGTGACGGCTATCGGCCGGGCTATCGATACCCTGGAAGCCAAGTCCAAGAAGCTGCAGCCGGTATTTGATAAGTTCAAGGATTACGGCGCCTGGATTGCTGGTGCCGGGGTGGCCGGGGCACTTGGCCTCGGTATTGCCGTGACTCAGTTTGCCAATCTTGAAGAGGCACAGCTCGGCCTCCGTACCCTGCTGATGGATTCAACCGGGCAGGTCGGAGCTGAATACGCCAAATTGAATACTCTGGCCGAACAACTCGGCACCTCTCTCCCAGGATCTACCAAGGACATGATCGAGATGTTCACCGCCCTGCGCGAACAGGGAGTACAGACCAACATCATCTTGGGCGGAATGGGCGAGGCGGCCGCGAAGTTCGCCGTACTGATGAAGGTTCCGTTTGCCCAAGGGGCAACGCATGTTGCCAAATTTACCGAAGCGCTAGGTATTGCCGACAAGGAAGCCGTCCCCTTTATGGATATCCTCCAGCGACTGAAGGGTGCTGCAGGAGTCAATGTTACCGATCTGGCCGAATCCATTAAATACGCAGGGTCGTCACTGAAGGCGCTCCGCATCCAGGGATTGGACGCCGGGCAGGATGTCAGTGCTGCTATCGGCCTGATGGCAACCTCCAGTATTGAGGGAAGCCAGGCGGGTACCAACTTCGCCATGGCACTCTCGCGCATGGCCGAGATCAGCAACAAGCTCGACTCGAATAAAATCAAAAAACTTGTCGGCCCGATCCTGGATGCCAAGGGGATCAAGCTCAACTTTTTCGATGGCGCCGGCAACTTCACCGGCATCCGCAATATGATGGGCGAACTGGAAAAACTCCGGGCTATCAATCCCCAGGAACAACTGATCGTACTTTCCAAACTGTTCGGTCAGGAAGCCTCGCGACCGCTTTCCGTTTTCATCAATCAGGGTGTGGCCGGGTTCGATGCAATGACCCTTAAAATGAAGAATCAGGCGAACATGCAGACCAAAATCAATGAGATCATGTCCGGAACAAAAATGCAGTGGGAAACCATGACCGGCACGCTTGCCAATGTGGTTGCCCATACCGGTGCGGTAGTCACCAGAATAGCCGGGCTGATCGGTATCATGAAGCTGATTAACGATCTGGCTGGAAAACTTGATAGCTGGATTATGGCCAATCCAAAAACAGCCGGCATCATCGCCGGAATTGCCCTTGCCGTGACCGGTGCCGCGCTGGCGATCGGCACCCTGTTGTTGGCTATCGGGTTTGGCGGCACATTGTTTTTGAAAATGCAGGCAGGATATGCCCTGTTGTTACAGGGAATCGTGTTGATTAAGTCCGCGCTCCTCGGGTTAATCCCTGTAGTTTGGAGCTTCACCACGTCTCTCCTGGCTAATCCCATCACCTGGATCGTTGTGGCAATTGTCGCTGCTGCCGCCCTCATCGGTGCGTCATTTATCTGGATGTACAACCATGTCACCTGGTTCAAAAACGGGGTTAATGCGATGCTGTATGGACTCGGCTTCGGTATTGGAACTCTCGTTAAATGGCTCATGCAGTTGGGTTCGTACATCGCTCAACCATTCCAGTTTATCTGGTCGATTATTTCTCGTTTGATCGATGCACTCCCGCAGATCGGCGCGGCAGTATCATCGGCACTGGCAGGCATGCTTAATGCTCTCCCTGCCATTTTTGGCGGTCTGTTTGCCTCCGGACAAGCAATCATCGGGACGCTGGTAGCCGGCATTAAATCAGCAGCCTCAGGCCCGGTAAATGCCATCAAGGAAATCTTCCAAAAAGTCCGCAACCTGCTGCCATTCTCCGACGCCAAGGAAGGGCCACTCTCACAACTGACGCTTTCCGGACAGCGGATCATGTCCACCATGGGCGAGGGCATTACCGGTGCTGCGGGCGGTCTACAGAAAACCATGGCCACCGCACTGGCCGGCGCTGCCCTGACGACCAGCATTGCGGTGCAACCGCCTGCGGCAAACACAGCGCTTCTATCCAACAATCAAACGCTTTCCGCAAACCGCTCCGGTTCTGATGCAAACGGGAAGCGGGTCATCATCCAATCCATGACTGTTCAAATCAATAGCGTTTCCGATGTTTCCGACTTCATCAAACAATTACAAATGATCGTGGAGGGGCATGATGTCGATTAACGACGGGTTTATCAGCTTTGATGATGGAGTGATCAAGCTTAATGGGACGGCTATACCGGGAATTTTTGTGTCCATGACGGTCAACGCCGGTGTCCGTTTTGACCGCGCCGAGAAAGACCATATGAGCGGAAAAAACAAGCTTCCGCTTGGATGGGAAGATGCAGATATCAAGGTCAGTTTAGATCTGATTTGCGAATATGTTGAAGAGTATGGGCAAGAGGTAGAGAGCACCTGTTACATGAAGCTGAGTGTAATTGATGACTTATTTAAAAATAGCGAAAAAAAGAAGGCAGACCCGAAAATTTACGATATTGCCAGCAGCCACTTGGACGCCAGAGGTATCAAGAGGGTCGTTTTTTCCGGGCTTGAATCCATAGAGGATGACCAGAGCGATGTTATCCGCGTCACTCTGGCTTTCAGTGAACATCTTCCGGTTGTTGCAAAGAGAGAAAAACAGGTTAACGCAACTAAGACCCCTGCTGCACCGGCAATAAAGACAACACCGGCAATCAGCACAACAATTGTCAGCGACCCACCCGGTGCCTTTAGATCGGGACTTAACGCGGGTTTAAAATAATGGAACTGAGTGGCCTTCATATTGATATAACGATCGGCGATTTGGAAGTTTACCGTTCCCCACGCTGGTGGATTGAATCCCGCCGTCATTATCCCCTGGGGCGCGCCGGCATTACCCTTCCGGATCCGACCGGCGAACTGTTCAAGACTATCAATATCGGTGACCCGGTAACGATCGAGCTGGGCTACCGCAACCAGGCTCCCACTACCTGGAGCGGTACGGTTGCCCTCCGCTATCCCGGCCAGACTCCCGATCAGCTGGAAATCCGCGCTGTCGATCAATCGTATGCGCTGGCACAAACCAGCATCATACAGAGCTGGGAAAACGAAACCCCTGAAGCGATTGTGGCGTGGGCTATCCGTCAAACCGGCCTGCCGGTCGGCAAGATCGGTGAAACCGGCATGCTGCTCCCCCGGGTGTCCGCCGGAAATATCCTCGCCTGGCAGCTGGTGCAGCAGGTCGGTATTAGTTGCCGGGATGCGTTTGGCCTTGATCTGAGCACGTGGGCGCTCTGGCTGGGTTCTGCCGGAGTCAACTGGGGCGATTTCGACGAACCGGGCGATACGGTGACGGTGGCCAGTTCGGCGAACCTGATTAATCATGATCCGACCGACTGGGCCACAGGCATGGGGCTGATCGAGACGTATTTGCTGGCAGATCTGTCCCATTCCCGCCTGATACATCTCCAGGACGATCGGCGCGGAATCGATACGGTTCACCGGGCACTGAGAGTCCGCCACGAAGGGACTCCGGATCGTGTCCGAACGTTTGCCTGGTATGGGGTGGAACATGGGTGAGGTTGATCTCAAAAAACTGCTGCAACGGGCGATTGAGCTGGTCATGCCGAACCTGCGCCACTATTACCGGCTGCTGCGCAAGGGGCGGGTGGTGAAAGCCTATGCCTCTGACGGCTCATACTGGGCCGATGTGCAGCTACTCCGGAATGACGAAAGCGATGACGCCAACGAGCCGGTTATTACCAAAATAGAAATACCTGTCCTCTGGGGTGGCCCGGAGCGCGGCATTGTGTGTCCCCCTGCGGTCGGCACACTCTGCGATATCGAATATTACGACGGCGATCCAAACTACGCCCGTATCAGTAATTTCCGCTGGGAGAAGAACAAAGCTCCGATCTGCGCGGAGGGCGGTTTCATTATTCAGCAGAGCCCTGACGTTTATTTTCTTATCACTCCCGCCGGAAAACTGGAGATCAAGTCGGCAAACGCCAAAATGGATATGGTCACGCTGGATATCGTGGCGGCGGTGACTATAACCGGCCCCCTGGTGGTTACCGGGACTATTGCCTCAGCCGCAACCGTGGCAGATGCGACCGGTACCATGACCGCCATGCGGGACATATTCAACGCGCACACCCATGTGGAGCATGGCTCCGGCGGTGGCGTAACAGATCCACCGGCAGCGGGGATGTAACGTATGGCCGATCTGTTCGGACAGGACATAAAGATCGATAGTGCCGGTCAGGCGTTGGTGGCTGCAAACGGTGAACTGCTGTTGACCGAAGGGGCAGAAACCGGCGTCCAGGATATCCGCCTCTGCCTGGGGACTCCCCTGGGTGAATTGTTCTACGATATCGAGTCCGGCAGCCTGGTACATGAGTGGTACCAGGAGGAAAATACCCAGGGTAATCGTTCGGCATTTGAAGCTGAAATCGAGCAACGCATCGAAGCGGATCCGCGCGTGGTTCTGGGTACGGTAACCTGCAGGGTGAGCTCGTGGGATGAAAAAGGCATCACGGCCCGCGCATCATGGGAGTTTATCGGTGAAGACCATCCGTTTAACCTGGTCATCAGTTACGACTCAACAAATAAGGAGATGGTGATACGCGATGTCAATCCAAGATCTAGTCTCTAAAAACCTCGACACCATCCGTCAAGAGATGTTTGGCCGGTTGTCGGCCAAACAGGAGGAATACGTTGCGGCGGGGTGGCTGCCGATTCGCCTGAATCTCAACAAGGGCATTGTCCGAGGCTTGATTGAGTTGTGGTGTTGGGGATTATGGCAGCTGTACCAGTTTCTTGCCGTTATCCTCAGCCAGGCTGCAGCTGACACCGCCACCGGGCTGTGGCTGGATCTCCACTGCAAGCAGGTTGGTGTCAACCGCAAGCCGGCTACCAAGGCTACCGGCATCATTTATTTCACCCGGGCTGTTACCGGGGGCAACGTGCCGATTCCCGCCGGTCGGGTGGTCAAAACCAAGCCCGATGGCCTTGGGCGGGTTTACCGCTTTGTTACCTCTCAGGCTGTTGTTTTGGCCGCTGGTTCACTGGAGGTGGCCTGCCCGGTTGAGGCCGAGGATTACGGCCAGGGCGCCAATGCTACCGCAGGTCAGATCAGCGAGATATCTACGGTCATTTCCGGCGTCGATGCGGTGGAGAATCGCGTTGGCTGGTTGACCAGCGAGGGGAGCGACGCCGAGGGTGATGACAGCCTGCGGTTGCGTTATCAACTGGCCTGGAAAAAGCTCAACGGCTGTACAAAGTACGCCTATGAGGCATGGGCACGGGAAGTAACCGGGGTCGTAAGCGCTACGGTCCTTGATCAGCATCCTCGTGGAGAGGGTACGGTTGATGTGCTGATTGTTGGCCCGGCAGGCATACCGACTCAGCAGTTGCTTGACGCTGTCAGTGTGAACATCCAGGGGACCGGCAACGGCGATGAAAAATACCCGATCAATGATGATGTGGAGATCCGTGGCCCGGTGCCGGTGAACGTGTCATTTACTGCGGAACTGGTACTGACCGGCGGCGATCCCGCTTCTACTCTGATTACCGCTGAAAACAGAGTCCGGGCGTTGTTTTCAATTCTGCCGCTGATCAGCGATATTTCCCCTCTGAATATCGGCGCCGATGCCACTCTTGACCGTTTGAAATGGGCCGCCATGCTGCCCAATGTCAAGCGCATCACCACTGAGTTTGTTGATATTCCGGTACCTGCAGACGGCCTGGCTGTTCTGGGTTCTTTGATTCTCTCATACGCTTGGGCGGAGTAACTATGAATTTGTTTTGGTCATACTTCCGGGATTCGCTGAGATTCCCCCTGATTCGTAATCTTGGCCCGTTGGCGATGCTCGTTGAAGGGGCGGCCGTAACTCTTGATGAGGTTCGGGAGCTGATTATAGCGTTACGTGATCAGACCCAGCCATTGCGCTGTAATGATGCGATGCTGCTCCGGTTTGCCGCGAGCAGAGGTATCACCAGGTCTCCCAATGAGCCGGAGCTGTACTGGCTGGAGCGGGTGCGCTTTGCATATGACTGGTGGTGTAAAGGCGGGCGGTCTTCATTGCTGTCTAAATCGCTGGTGGATGGATTTAATGTCGCATCAGCAAAGATCATAAATATGCGGCGCGAAGATCCGACACAATGGGCAAGCTTCCGCTTGGAAATTGACGGTGCCAGTGGTGATCTGCTCACCCGCCTGAATCAGATAGACTGGGCAGTGAATGAGGTAAAGCCAGCCCGGTCAAAGCTTAAGCATACGTCATTATTTGTCAGCAAGTCAGATATCCTGCCGTTTTGGGCAGGTGTCGTTTTGTTTGGTGAAACAGTTACACATTTTTCCGGGGAGGATTTTATGTATGTAAATTTTAAAGGGGCATTCGTGCCGGGAGATTATAATGTCAACGACTGTTTCCGACACAATGGCGCAATCTGGCGTGCAAAGGCTGATAACAGCGTAGCTCCTCCGGTAGATTTTGTTGACAACGAGCATTGGGAATTGCTGTTACCGCCCGGGCAAAAGGGGGATAAGGGGGATACTGGAAATATTGGCGCTCAAGGTGCTTCCGGCCCCCCCGGTGCTCCCGGCAACCCTTATAAAACATATGGCACATTGGTTCTGGCGACTGCTGATCTTGCTAATATACCAGATGATCGATTGGTCTGGATTAACAACGACACGGTTAATACGGGGTATTACTCTAAGTTAGGGGGAGTTTTGGTTAAGTCTGACTCTGATCGAGTTGCATTGGTAGAGGGCAGAGCAACAACACTGGAATCAAGAGCAACCATTATTGAAAACGGCAAAGCTCCAAAATCATACGGTAAAAACCTTTTTAACATTAACGATGCAGACGTTGCAGTTGGTTATTATCTTGCCATTGCTACCGGTGCTCTGGTGCCTACTTCTGATTTTGCTACAACCGGCTACATCCCTGTCGTTGCAGGAACTACCTACTACTTATCGGTCAAATACTACATTGTTTGGTACGATATTAATAAAACCAGAATATCTGGATTTGATATTAGAGCAAGTAGCAACACCCAGATTGCCCCAGCTGGTGCGTGCTTTATGCGCTGTACTATTTACCCCTACCTTACTGGTACCTTGTGGACCAAGTTCCAGGTAGAGGTGAGTGCTGTCGGAACTACCTGGGAAGCATATTTAGATCAAAGCATGTTGGCATCAAAAGCTATTGCTATGGCAACCAGGGATAATGAGCTGGACGCAAAAAAAGCCCAGATTGCTAGGGGTAAAAACCTCGTCAACATAAATGCTCCCGATGTGCTGCTTAACTCATATATCAATGCGGCAAACGGCAACATTACTTTTGAAAATAACAATTATGCTTTAACCGGGTATATCCCCATAACTGGAGGTGCCACATATACCTTCTCCTCACAGCACAGAATGTGCTGGTTCACTGCTGACAAAATATACATCAGCGGGGTTACTATCGGTGGGGGAAATACGTTGGTGGCTCCCGCAAACGCTGTTTACGCAAGGGTGTCTGTAACTCCATGGTCTACGGGGACACTCTGGACGAAGCTGCAGGTTGAGGAAGGATCTGCTGCTACGGCATGGGAAGCATATACTGACCAAAGTATGCTGCCGGGTAGGGCTGCGGCTCTTGAGTTGAGAGCAACCGCTCTGGAAACATCTAAAGCCAATATTATTCCAGGGAAAAATAAGTTCAACATTAATGACCCGGACATAGCACTCAACCAATATGTCTCGGAGGCCAATGGCAATCTTGGTGGTTTCTCCGGATACGCTACAACCGGCTACATCCCTGTCGTTGCAGGAACTACCTACGTGGTTTCGACAAAAAAATATTTGGCTTGGTACAACGCCTCTAAAATATTCATATCCGGATCACCCGCAACTGATGCAAACAGGGTACAAACTGCTCCTGCCGGTGCCGCCTATCTACGATGCTCGGTGTATCCGTATAACACAGGTACCCTATGGACAGAGTTCCAAGTGGAGATCGGGACAGCCTCAACCGCGTTTGAGGCCTATTATACTGGAGTGGATTTGTCTACTGCTATCAAGGGTACGCTGTCTGCCGACGCGATACCTGACGGATTAATTACCATACCTAAAGCCAACTTTTTTAGTGTCGGGAAAAACAAATTCAACATCAACGACAGCGGCAACGTAACCGCTAAATACATTAATAGTACCACCGGCAATGCAGACCCAAATGACAGCTATAATGCAACGGGGTATATCCCGGTTACGGGTGGGGCCACATACACTCTATCCACAAAGTCGTGGCTTGCATGGTATACCGCCGCTCATGTGTATATTTCCGGTTCTTCCTCGTCCGACACCAATCCAACTCAATCCGCACCTGCAAACGCGGCATATTTGCGCACATCAGTACTGATAACGGGGGGAACACAGGATTGGCTGCAACTACAGGTGGAATTAGGTACAAATAAAACTGCATGGGAATCATATGGATATCAATTGTCTGATCCTACAGGTGGATTACCCATCAGAACCGCGGTCGTCAGTCCAACTTCCAATCTCGCAATAGCCCCGAAATTATATACTGCGGTTGGAAAAGAAATAGCAGTGTACCAGGAGACTGTCGCCGGTATCTGGCCCTCATTACAGGGCCGGATAGGAATCACTCTGACCGGATCAAAAATGACCGGACCATCGACAAAGTTAACTCCTGCATCAACAGCAGGCAGTCCACTGGCAATCTCGGTTACGTTGGCAAACGAGAGTATGGACATAATCGAAACGAAATCATCTTCCCTGATCATTGCCAGTGAAGTGACAACTACTGCAGTAGTTGTGCAGAATATCGGTGACAGTATCACCTTCAGATCAACATTCACTGATGCAATAAAAGCAGGCGCATCTGCAACCGGACTTACTTTTACCGGGATCAGAGACTCGTCAACTGCTTTGGTTCAGGTGCCGTGCGAAGGCTATGGTGGCTGGACATTGGCAATGCACAGCACGGTTGATTCGTCTGGTTTATTTTCCCCGTTCATGCACCCGGTTACAGCAGGGTATCGGTATTTTGGGAAGACCTCATACTGGATTGCCGCAAATGGCGCATCTCCTGCGTATGCGTATGCAAATTTTAACAGAGTTAAAACCTTGTTCAATCCTGCAACCGGACTGCTCACAGCCCCTGCAGTGAATGACATTATGGGCAACGGGGCGGGTGCATATGTTGTGTGGAACGGATCATCATGGGTAACAATATTATCAGCTGCTTTCGGCGGCTTTGAATTGAGCTATGCAAAATACCGTGCAACGTGGGGGATCGCACGCCCTAATATCGTGCATGTATTGCTGGGAACAAACGACTTTTACGGTAAGCCTCCCGCAGGATTTCCAGCCGTGTATGCTACGTTCAAATCACAATATGATGCACTGATTGCCAGCATCCATGCTGACAGCCCATCCTGTAAAATAATCATTGGTATACCTCCATCCTCTGGTCGGCAGGGTGACTTTGGTATATATGCCTCCGAATTATGCAAGCGGGATTACTTCCTGTTGGCGCAATCTCTCATCGCTGATTACAGCAATAGAGAGGGCGAATTACTTTATCTGGCTGACTATCATTCTATTTTGGACCGTGAGTTTGCATGGGGCAACGCTTCAGAACCGCCATTTACCGGGTACACCGGGAGTAATGCTGACGGATTGTATAAGGCTGATCTCGTTCATCCTTTGGATGGGGCGGTTCAGATGGCAAATTTGTACATGGGGATTATTCAGGCATTAAGATAAACGATAATAAGAGGCGGCGGACTATCTGCGGTTTGTGGTTTATTTAATATAGACAAATTATGGGAGCTGGCAAAATGCCTGACTTTAGAGTTCGATATACTGACGCTGGGTTAGCAAAAATGAACGCCTGTGAAGCGGCCGGACAATCACTTAAACTGACCCACATTGCGGTAGGCGACGCCAACGGTGCGTACTATCCGTTGGAAAATATCCCTCTGCAGACTGAGTTGGTAAACGAGGTTTATCGTGCGGCGATCAATCGTTTGTATGTTGACCTCACCGATCCTACTCAAATCGTCGGCGAAGCACCAATTTTGCCAGGTGCCGGCCCATTCACTATTCGTGAGGGTGGTGCTTTTGATGTTGACGGTACTTTGGTATTTGTCTGGCTAATGCCTATCACAGACGTGCCTGATGTCGCTGACAACAGTGACAAGAGCATCAACATTAGGTTCGTTCGGAAGGTTAGTAACGTCAATAACATTACATTGATCACCGATGCTCAAACGGTAATGTCAACACAAGAACATGCCGATTCTCAAGGCGTTGGTTGGAACTCAGGCCATGCGCGTTATATTGCCATCAGCGGACCGGTGTTGACGAGTGATCGCATTATCATAGTTGATGCCAGTAGTGGCGATATTCAGTTGAATATGTTGCCGGCCGCATCTCCGGCAGCTAGGTTGATCAGAATCAAGAAAACTGCTCTGGATCAGAGCGCACATAATGTCATTTTGGTGCCTATGCCGGATGATACTGTGGAAGGGATGATAGAATATACGTTTAACGGCCCTGGGGAATGGCATGATTATCTGCCAAATGGTGTGAATAACTGGGAACAATTCTAGGAGGATGTATGCAACGAATTAATCTGTTTGTATGTAATCTGTTTATGCTCGTTTCATTGGTGTTACCGCAGTCTCAGGCCATTGCGGGGACTGCAGTAACAAGTTTTTCAACAGTGAAAGCAACGACTATATCTGCAACTAATATTGATGCCAATAAGGTCCGGGCATTGGTAGATGTAGGTGAGGTCAAAGCTTTTTTCCGGGTGCAGTGCCCAACGGGATATTTGCCCTCTAACGGTTCATCATTTGCTCGTGCAACCTATCCTGATTTGTGGACAGTATGTCAATGGGCTGGATGTGGTGTTGGTAATGGATCAACCACATTCACAACTCCTGATCTGAGGGGAGAGTTTCTACGAGGTATCGACTCCAATAAAGGGACTGATCCGGACTACGCAACCCGATCAGTTGGTAGTGTGCAGGCTGATACAATGCAGCTGATTACAGGGTCATTTGCAATCGATGATAGACAAACTTTGGCAACGGGGGCGTTTCAGATAGGTGACTGGGGAGACTACGGGTCCGGCAGTACTGGGTCTGGTAATGCAGTGACATTTGATTCATCGCGAGTAGCAAGGACCAGCACGGAAACCAGACCTCATAATGTTGCCGTATTATATTGCATCAGATATTAGGGTTTGCCGTTTGGTAGGGACTATTTTATAAACCGTCAAGTTAAGTTTGATCACGTCAAGAAGATCGGCGCGGTGACTTATCGCATTTTTTGCGCTATTGTTATCGCGCCGCGCTTGTTTGACGGAATTCTATCAGCGGAAGGATTTGGCCTAACAGTTTCGCTTTACAGCTACAGTAACCTGTCGTTTTCGGAAGATCTGGCTGACATATGTGCCGAACAGTTCCATCTACTGCGAGAATTTATGTTTGAACATCATGAATCAAAGTTAATTCTACTGGCCATCGACTGACCTGCGTGGCGACCGATTGACATTTTCGGCGGGACGGCCCCAAAAAGGTGGTAAAGGCGGCGAAGGTGGTGTGGCTGGCCGGGGACACCGGGTTCACCCTCTTTCCCCCCTTTTTTCGGCCCGGTGCGAAAAATGTCTGCGGGAGTGGATGTTCGACTCGCACATCGACACAACTCTAAAATCAAAACTCAATAGTATTGTCTTTAATGTACTGTAACTGTTTTTCGTAATATTGCAAAAGGGTTAGGCCACTTTCGTCGGGTTTCAACCTCTTGAAAATTGATATTGCCGACGTGGGTGGAAATATCAATTTTATCTTTGTTCTTACAAAGCCAGTACATCACATCGCTGGAGGTGTAATATTCAGTAACATCACGGATAAGAAATAGCCGTTGTCGAGACTGATTGGCCAGTGCCTTCAAAAAACTGAGCTGATGTTTCTCTGTATATGCTCCTTTTACATGCAGCCAGTGTTCTTTTCCGCGTATATCCGTAGCGGACACCATCCAATTGTTGCGCTGCCCTTTGAATTTCTCATCCGCAACACTACTCATCTGCCGTTTGCAAATCCAGTAAATTGCGGCCTTCTCGGCTTGAGCCCTCCGTTCAAGCTCTTTGTAATTCATTTCCAGCCATTCCTTAATCTCTGATGCACATCGGTCAATTGGCTGTTGATTGTGATCCATCCTCGGAAAGCCCCATCGATCAAGGTACTTAGCAATACACGGTATAGATAACGGTTGCTTAAGACGCCGGTTAATCAGGTGCATTACTGCATCTCTATTCCAGAGGTATAGCTGCTGGAAATATGGGCCTTCTGGCTTGATTTCAACCTGGAACGGTCGCTTGTTAAATATCACCTGTTGTAATTCATGCTCCAATTCTTCTGACAATGAACGGTCCTTGCGACGTTTTCGTTCACATTTCACAAGTCTCTCTACCATTTTATCACCTCTCGAACTGCACACATTTCATCCGCAAATATAGACAGATATCATCAATAAAGCCAGTCAAAAAGCGTGCTTGAAGATAGTTGTAACAGGCAGAAATATAGACACATTTCGTTTCCCGTTATATTAATATGCAAGCATATTAAAGACATTTAATTAAACTCTCGACAGCCGATATTTACCCATGGTATCGATTGAACAAGACGGACGATCAATCTCAAGGAGGTTAAAAATGATGCGGACATGTTTAATGACACTGGTGCTGGTTGTGACGACATGCCTGCCGGTCCTAGGTCAAGGGACCAAACCTGACGCAGTGGCGTTAGCGTTAAAATCTACACTTACGTTTGGAGTAAACATGGGGAATATGACGAAAGTTGATGTTTGGCACCAAGCGGAGGAATGCTCCTCCGTAGAGACAACTGCAGACGACTATCAAGCTGCAGAACAAAATGGGTTGCAGATAACTTGCAACCAGAACGAGGAGGTGATCATTACAGAAAATATTGAAGTTTTGGCAACCAGCATTTCAAATGGTGATTTCATTTCAGCCATTTTCAATCAGCTACCTGAAGGATCGTCAGCAGCTGTATGTAGCAAGTCCGGCGATCCCGAAAATGGTAGTGGTTGGTATGCGCAGCCTGCAGGAACAATCGAATTACCAGCAACAGACAACAACTACTCATCGTGTTCCAGCTTTAAGCAGCATGACGGCGAAGCATTCTCCGTCAGGAAGGATCAGTTTGGTGCCTTGCATTGTCTGATGCTCGATGACCTCGGGACTAAAATTCCGTTTAACAAATTGGGTGGAATCAAGCTGTCGTGGCGGATCGAAACCAGCCCAGGCAACTATCAGGGTGGTCTCATTCTGGCTGAACCGATCACCGATTATGCCGAAGCGGAGCGTCTGACCAAGGCCATTAATTCTGCCGGATACAGTGACGCCGGATCAACAGGTCCGACCCGCTGGTTCCGGTTGCCGAATGCCATCAATGGCAAGGAGAAATACTGGGATGCTGACGGTAATCCATTCAAGTGCCGCCTTGACGAATGGCATCCGGAGAGACGCTATACCAAAGATGAAATTGATGAAAAATTGGATCTTGTAATGGTACCGGTAGTATATTCTGTCGCTGAAGCAGTCACCATTGAACACGGTGGTAATGATGTTTTAACTCCGCGCGCTATCGAAAACCCTGTAATCACCACCCTCAAAAATCGAGGCCTGTGTAAAACACCGCTGGGCTCCGGGAAGTTTGACATTTCCTGTCCCTGGCGCAATGAACACACTGACGGTGTCGATAGTGGTACCGCATTTTTTGAACCGGATGATATTTACCCAACCGGTGGTTTCAAATGCCTTCACGCCCATTGCTCTGACCGGCACATCAAAGATCTGCTTGAGTTTTTGGGTATCTCCAACAGCGAAGCACGTCATAAACCGGTGATTCGCATCGTTCCGGGCGAAATTCACCGGGTGGTCGATGCTGCTGAACGCCAACTGGCTCAACTCGGCAAGCTGTATCAGTCAGGCGGACTGATTGTTACCGTCACAACTGATCCTGTGTCCGGAGATCCTTCTGTACTACCACTCGGTATTTCCTCACTGACCCGACAGTTGTCGGTTGCAGCAACCTGGGAGAAGTTCGATGCACGTCTTGGCGGGTTTGTACGTTGCGATCCTCCAGCACGACACGTGTCGATTCTGAATGATGCAAAGACATTCCAGCATCTGCCACCACTGGCAGGAGTAACAAGACAGCCATATTTCCGGGATTCCGATGGTGAACTCGTGACTGAACCGGGATATGACGACAAGTCAAAAATGTTTGGTGTCTTCAATCCACGAGAATTTATCATGCCGGGGCTTTCTCTCGAAAATGCCCGTAATGCTCTTGCTTTACTGGAAGAGTTGCTTACGGAGTTCCATTTTGTATCCACCACCGACAAAGCTGCTGCACTCGCGGCAATATTTACTGCTGTTGTCAGAACGTCCTTACCCCATGCCCCTGCCTTCCACATCAAAGCGCCAGTTTTTGGTAGCGGAAAGTCTTATCTGTGTGAGGTAATCGGTGCTTTCGCCGGTCCAGGGCTAAACTCAAAAGTCAGCTATCCGGCGACTTCCGAGGAAGCAACCAAAACTATCTTGTCATTACTTTTAACATGTCCAAGCGTAATTGAATTCGACGACATGTCGTCTGACTGGACACCCTTCGGTACCATTATGCGGATGTTAACAGCTGAACAAATCACTGACCGTATCCTTGGCGCTTCAAAAACAGCCACCGTTTCGACACGCACCCTCTTTCTCGGCTCCGGTAACAATGTTGGGCCGGTACGCGATTTACTCCGGCGTGTACTGACCATTCAAATTGATCCGCGATGTGCCACGCCTGCAACAATAACATATCGGGGGAATCCCCTTGAAATAGTCCGTAAGGAACGCGGTAAGTATGTCGCTGCGGTATTGACCATAATCCTCGCCTGGCGGGCTTGTGGCTCACCAATGACGGCGTGTGACAGCATCGTCACCTATAGCGGGGCCTGGTCAAATTACTGCCGTCAACCGCTGATATGGCTCGGGTATCCCGATCCGGCGTCTGCCCTGATTGAACAGGTTAAGCATGATCCGGATGCAGAACCTCTTGCGCACTTGATGTCGGAATGGTTCCGGGCATTCGGATCAATCGCAACCACCGTCCGTAAAGCCGTTGAGACAGCTATCGGTAAAGGATTTATGGAAGGAGATTCTGAACTCCATGATGCAATTCGCGAGTTTCCCGTGGAAGAACGAGGGGTTATCAATCGCACTAAACTCGGCTGGATACTCAAGAAAAACGCTAACCGCATAATCGACAACATGGAATTCCAGCGGGATGGGGCGGATGGCCGAACGGCCTGGAAAGTAGTCAAGATTCAGCAAAAAAAACCACCTGCTTCGCCTGATTTACCGGAGAGACCGGAATTTGTCAGTCAGGAAGAACCGTTTTAAACAATACGCAACTCCTCCGGTACACAATACCGTGCCGGAGGGGTACAAACTTACACATTAAAAAGGAACTTTACATGCAAATCGATAATCAAAATACAACAACCATTCTCTGCAATGGCCGCCGGGTTGATACGGCTTTTCTCGACCTGATTCATGAGGTCGTCCAAGACAGGATTACAACAATACCTTATGACGTACCATACACATTGAAGCAAATATGCGGCAAAGATTTCTGGGAACAGCTTGAAGACAGTGAAGTCGAACGTGCTGGCTACTGCATGTCCCATCTTGTGGCAACGAATGCAGTGGATATGGAGGAGGTTGGTAAAGATATCCACAATGCCAAGTTGTACCGACGCATCAATCGTTCGGACACTGTGGATTGATCCCAAAGAGGTCGGGATATCGGCGGTGGTATCCCGACTTTATCCGATGTGTGGCCGCGAAAAGTCAGCCTTGACGATGATCCGGTTTAGGCCCACGCAACACTTCCACCGGGTGCCTCTAAAATGCCCGGTGGTACAAATCAACTTATTAAAGGAATTCTACCCATGACTAATAATACACAAAGATTTTCCACTTCTTTCTCCCATGGCTGCCGTATCGATTCGAAGGTTCTCGAACTACTACATGAAACAATCCATGAAACTCTTCCTTTATTACAGCCATATGTATCGTACACATTGAAACAAATATGCGGCAAAGACTTCTGGAAACAGCTTGGTGACTACAAGATTTGCTTGTCTGTGGATTTGGAAGATGCAGGCAAAGACGACCACAATACCGATCTCTATCGGCGCAATAATATTTCGACACGGTATTAATAGATCACCATTCAAGTGGGGCTGCCGTCTACCTCGGCGGTGGCCCTGCAGACTTTTTCCAGCCCGGTGCCGCCGAAAGGTGGAGAAGCCGGAGAAGGGGGGGATGCACCGCCTTTACCACCTTTTCCGCCTTTTCCCGGCCACGGTCAGCGAAAATGTCCGTTTGCCGTGCGTTCTTCCGGAGGCCCATGCCCCGCATCGGTTTGCGCCGAACGGCCCCCCTGCGCTGCCGTGCGACCTCCAAAACGTGCCGGGGTGCAGCAACTGCCGGTGGTTATGGCCGAACTGATCCCGACCCGGCGTTTTGCCGTCTCTGGGGCAACGGGGCTGCCAGTCGGCACGCTTCCGGACTGGCAACAGCTGGCGGCGGCGCAGGTCACGGTAACTGAAAAAACTACATGTCTGACAACAGGCGCTTTGGCTGGAAAAACCCTTCAGTAACTCATTTGGCCCGACTATGGACCGACAGATTTCTAACACTACTGAGAAGCCGTTGCCACGTAAGGCAATGATCAAATTGAACAAAAAACAACATGTCCGTTGACCCAAAAAACAGGTCTCACGGAACAGGAGATAAAAACTATGAGTCAAACAATAGATAACAAGCAGTTCCGGTTTAGCCAAAAATTAATCGACAGCTTACCGATACACGACAGAAACTCCGCCTCTGCCATGGCCGAGTATAGCGACGTCGAGGTAATCGGCCTAAAGGTCTCAGTCAGTAAGTCTGGCCACAAGTCATATTCCCACCGTTACCGGTTTAACGGGCAAAAGAAAACGATGAAGTTAGGAGAGCATCCGAGTCTAACCGTGATACAAGCTCGGCAACTGGTGAATGACAACAAGAATTTGCTTGCACAAGACCTTGATCCGGCTGGAGAGAAGAACAAACGTCGGAGAGTACCTACCATGCTGGAGTTCGCAGTACAGACATATTTACCGCAAGCACGGTTACACAAGCGGTCATGGAAAGACGACGAATCTAAAATACGGCGTGATATCGGTAAAATGATCGGTGGTATACCAATTACCGAATTGACCACTGCCGATATCATGCAGCTTCACACAACAGTTGCCCACCGAACGTCCATGGGGACCGCTAACAGATATCTCGCTCTATGCTCTGGTATCCTTTCGCTTGCCATGAGGTGCGACATTGTTACAAAAAATGTAGCCAGAAGTGTGAAAAAATTTAGAGAAGCAGAACCCCGAACCCGATTTTTATCCTCAGACGAACTCGGCATGTTCATAACCGCCCTCGATAATTCAGACCGGATAACGGCCTGTGCCCTGAAATGCCTCTTGCTGACCGGCCTGAGGAGAATGGAGCTGTTCAGCCTCCCATGGTCAGAGGTTGATGTTGAGGCTGGTACGGCACGGATCGTTTCAACAAAGGCGGGGAAGGCTCGAACAATAGCCTTCAACTCTCTCGCGCTTGAATTGATCAAAAAGTTAAAGTCAGAAGCATCGCCGAGCTGCCCCTGGGTTTTTCCAGCCCGAAATGGCGGACATATTAAAGATGCCCGTAAGGCGCTCTGGAAGGCGATGAGGCAAGCAGATATAAAAGATCTCCATCAACATGACCTTCGAAGAAGTTTTGCCTCCCTTTTGGTTAACGCCAATGTTGATATTTACCAGATAAAAGATCTGCTTGGTCATTCATCGGTTGCTGTCACGCAGAAATCGTACGCTCATTTGCAGCAAAACACGCTTCGTACTGCCAGCGAAGTAATGGTAACAACTCTACAGGATGCTCTGGGCAAAATGGTTGTTCAGCCCGAATTACTCGCAGCATAA